GAGTTACACTCGGTGTCAACTTCAAGCGACACTTTTATTGAGAAAACTATGCGTAACCGTGTAAAATTGATGCTATTGCACCTTCTGGGCTCTTGTATTTGGACAAATATTAGTTATAGATACGTAGCCCATACTCAGATAGGTGACCAATGTCTACAACAAATACCTTACAGGCTATTGCCGCTGGAACCGCAATCCTCGCCGCTTTGGTAGCAGGAGGCGGTTGGGTTATCCGTCATTACCTTTCAGAGCTGCGCCCTAACCACGGCAGCTCACTTAACGACATTGTAAAGCTCCAGGTGCTTCCCATTCTAAAAAAGCTTGACGCCTCTCAAGATGAGATCAAGCACGAACAGACAGAGATGAAGGTAGACATCGCACGTCTTGAAGGTCGCTTCGACCAATACGTGGAGGAGAACAAAGAGTAATGGCATATGAACCTAGAGTAGGCGATTACGGCGTAGTAAAGACTAACGGGTTCTTTGGCAAGCTTATCCGACTAGGCACTATGAGCCGTTGGAACCACGCATTTATCTACATCGGTGACGGTCAGATTGTTGAGGCTACTCCTGGAGGAGTAATTATCAGCCCTGTCTCTAAGTATCCGCTCATCGCATGGAACCAGCACGAGCCCCTAAGTGATGGAACCAGAGAAGTAATCAAAGCTAACGCCATAGCTCTAGTAGGTAAAGCCTACAGCTTCTTAACTATCGCACTACTAGCTTTTCGTATCTTAGGCGTCAAAGCTTTGTCTAACAGCAAGGTTATGGGGTACATGGCGCAGAAGGAAGGCTACATCTGCTCTGAGCTTGTAGAAGAGTGCTACGACAAAGCTAATTACGTTCTATTAAATAAGTTTGACTATCTAGTCGTCCCAGGAGATCTATCAGAAAGGTTGGTGTACCAGTGACAGATGCACATAAGCAAGCAATGAACCTTCATCTTGCCGTTTCAGTACCTGAGCATGAGCCTCGTGAGAGCGATCCTCATTATCACCTATTCAATCAAGCTAAAGCTCGTATCAAGAAGCAGGGTCTGTGGAAGTGCGTAATCAATGACGATCTGTGCTCTGGAGGACCGGAACTCCATCACAGCCATATTGAGTTCTCGCAGGTTAACAACATGGACCCTAAGAAGGTTGAGCAGGCATTTGGTCTTCACTTCACCAACGATGAGGACTTCCAAGAGTGGATCGAGAGCCCTGGAAATCTAGAGGTCCTCTGTGAAGCTCACCACAGAACACGTTTTGGCATACATGAAATTCCAGCACCTCTATGGGAAACCTTTCGCTACAGGAAGGAAGGAACAGAGGCTGCTGCACAAGTAGTAACGGAGGCTGACAAATGACAGCTGGAGTAGATATTGTAAATGTCGCCATGAAGCAGGTTAACTTCTACGGCGGAACAACTGACGCTAACCCATACGGCGACTGGTACGGAATTCCTAATGAGCCATGGTGTGCGATGTTCGTTAGCTGGTGCTTTGCTCAAGCTAATGCTTCTCACCTAGTAGCTGCTCAGACTCCTAAAGGATTTTCCTACTGCCCTGCAGGACTTACTTGGTTCCAAAAGAATGGACAAGTAGTAGATAAGTACTCTGGTCTTCCAGGAGACCTAGTGTTCTTCTCATGGGCTGGTAACGGTGTTGCCGACCACGTAGAAATCATTCAGGCTGCCTCTAAGGATGGGATCACAACCATCGGTGGAAACACTGGCCCTGAGCACATGACAACTGCCTCTCAGTATGACGGCCATGGTGTCTACCAACGCCACCGTGCATACCTATACGTACTAGCTGTAGTGCGCCCTAACTACGAGGGAAGCTCTAAGCCTGCAACAGCCACAACCCAGAAGAAGACTGTAGCTGGGGGTGTAGCAGCCGCTACAGCCCTAACAGGAGGCGGCGCAGCAGCTATCCACAGCTCAACCACAGATACACCTAAGCCAACAACAACTGTCCTAGTAGCACCTCCATTCCCAGGAACCTCTGCCTTTAAGTCTGGATATAAAAACCAGGCCGCTATGATCGTAGAGAAGGCTTTAGAAAAGGCGGGATTGCTACCTAGCAACCTTGTCACAGGCACACTAACCGCAGAAGATCTGGCGCTGGTACCCGTTTACCAGAGCAAGTTCTCGGCCCTTAAAAAGGCTAAGGTCTTGGATGCGGCAACCTACGCCTCAATGATTAAGGAAGCTGGTGCGTAATGAAGTATTTCCAACGTATGTCTGACTGGGCGGCAACAGCCTTCGGGTCCCCTTGGTTCTTGATAGTCCACATTATCTTCTGGGCCTTTTGGATGACCTTTGCGGCATTTGACCCGTACCCATTCAACCTACTCACCTTAACCGTCTCGCTTGAGTCCATTCTCCTATCGGGATTGTTACTAAACGCCACTAACCGTTCAGGCGAAGAAGACCGTAAGATAATTGAGAAGGACCTAAAGCTGGACCACCACTCGCACAAGCTATTGACAGAGATCTGGGAGAAACTACACCATGGGGATCAAGCTTAACTTTTCAAGCCCTGCCCACGTAGCATTTGGCGGTACGGCCGCCCTGACTACTTGGGCAGCTACTGGCTTTTCTACTCAGCCAACACATCTCGGTGCAGTTGTGGCCGCAGGCCTTGCTGGTGTAGCATCTGAGAGTAAGGATCCGTCTAAGCCTAACGTTCAGGCGGACTCTCACATCATAACGCCGTATGCAAACAACATAGAGGAGTAGAAATGGCAAAGTTCACACGTTCAGAAGAAGTGCTCATTGAGCATTATGTTTACACAACCGCAACAGCTGCAGTTGTTTTGTGGCATGAAGGCCACCACAACATCCACACAGTCCTATGGGCAGCACTACTCGGAGTAATTGCTCCAGTCGTCGCAAAGCTGAACCCACGTGGCTCTGTAGCCAAGCTTGCTAAGGAAGAACACCTCAGTGCCTCAACCACAGCAGCGATTCAGACTGTGGCTGCTTCTGCAGTCGCAGATGCTCAAAAAGTAGTCGCTAAGGCTGCTATCGACGCTGCTGCAGACGTCGCTAAGTAAGTAATTACGCTGGGAGGTCAGGGTCACACCTGGCCTCCTTTCGTTTATACTAGTGACTTAACCAAGGAGTAATAAATGAAATGTGTTAACTGTTCTAATGAGGCGATCTACTCGCTGACTGACCCAGGAGTTAACCCTCTGGACTACTGTGGCCGTTGCCTACCTCCACACCTATCTGTGCGTGCAAATGAGGGCCGTATGCCTCTCCGCAAGATTGCTCAGCCTGCAAAGCCTAAGGCCCCAGAACCTAAGGAAGACTAATGAGAGTCGAGCGGATCAATGCCGTTCAAGCTCACTATGTCCCTAACCGCATTGTCTCTCCAAGAGGTCCGTTTCCTCCAGAGCTATTTGTAGAGCCTGAAATTGTCGACAATTACCTTCCAGCCTTTAATGAGGATGGTCAGGGTTTCGAACCTGGATCTACCGCTCAAAATAACTTTCAACCACCACGATGGCTTCGCTGCGGCGATTGCTATGAGCGAGTCCTAGAGACTGAAACAGAAGAACACATCTGCGAGGAATAATGGCTGACTTTATAAGCAATGATGATGCTCAAGCATTTAGAAACGGTATGCAACCAACCAGTGCGTACGACCCTAACTTTGAGGTAATCAACACTCAGCCTATTGATGAGCAAGCAGACCTGCAAGGCGGACATGAACTACCTCAGGGTATTCACTTCTTCCAGACCTCAACTACAAACCCAGCTCGCCCTCGTACACTTCGTGCTGGTTACGACACTACAGATGAAACTATGTACGTTATCTTTAATGACGGCACATACTGGTACTACTCAGGTGTTGATCCTCAAACCTGGGATGCTTTTAAGCAGGCTGAGTCTAAGGGCCAGTTCTTAAACGAGAACGGCTTCGACGCTGGAGTTTATGACATGGGACCTGTAGACTTGTCCAAGATGTCGATCTCACGCCGTGCAGCACTTACAGCTAACCTAGAACAAGCTCGTATGTTGCAGCAGCGCTATGGCGGCAAGGGAACATATAAGCGCCTTTATGGTAAAGGCCATGACTACCGCCTACGTGGCAGTGGAGGATTTAGAAGGAAGTAACATGGAATCAATCGGACCACTATACGTAGACCTAGTTAAGTACGGGCATCGTCGCTTCTGGCCTTTCATTGAAACTGGCTGGAGCCAAGAGATTGAAGAGCCTTATCGCAAAGGCTCATGTCTAGTATTTCGTGTACCATTTACTCGTCCAGGGTTTGCTATTGGTATCTTTACTGAGGAACTTCCAGAAGAGGAAGCCCTAACCAGAGCCATCAAATCCCACGTTCACGATGTGCCTTTAGAGGACCTTGAAGACTGGGGTAGCCCTAATAGCGGCTATGAGGGAGAATGGGTAATCAATGCTAAACCTTCTATTTAAGTGGCAAGCTAAGCGTGAGGCAAAGAAGCGCTGGGATAAGCCGTTTAGCCCTAAGATCGCTAAGCGCGTTCGCCAGATCCCTACAGCTGCTCTGCCTCAATGGGCTGATCAAGCAATCTATGAGCTTGGTAGAACTATGTCTGCGTATGAAAGATCTAGCGACCCTCATCTCTTAGAAGAAGCTCGTCGTGGAGCTGAAGCAGTCCACGCAGTTATAGAAGCAATTCATCAACGCACTACTATGTAGCCGATTAGCAATTTGTCGACAATTGATGTAAACTAATACCGCCTCGTTTCCTTCTCTCCCAAGTGGCATGAGGGCCTGGGTTTAACCGCCCAGGCTTCTTACTTTACTTTAGACTTTAAGTAACTGACACTGAATCGGACAACATGAGCGAATTTATAGATGAAGAAGAGTTTCTCGAGGACGATGAGATTCCCGTTGAGGAAGAGCTCGAGGAAGAGCTAGACGAACTCTCTAAGGAGTTTGTCAATAAGCTAATTGATCGAGTTATGCAATTCATGGCGGCATTCGTAGGCCATGACCTTCACCCTTACCAAGTCCCTCTGGCTAGACGTATTATTGAGTCAGTTATTATTAACGACGGCGAAGAGATAACAGCCCTAGCGGCCCGTCAGTCTGGTAAGTCAGAGACCATCGCTAATACCGTTGTTACCCTTATGGTTCTTATGCCTCGCCTAGGCAAGATGTATCCAGACCTTCTCGGCAAGTATAAAGATGGTATCTGGATCGGTATGTTTGCCCCCGTTGAGGGTCAGGTTGAAACCCTATTCGGCCGTGCCGTAAACCGCCTAACATCTGAGCATGCTAATGAGATCCTTGCTGACACAGAGATTGACGACAGCATCAGTAAAGTGGCAGGTGTCACACGTCAGATCAAGCTTAAGAACTCTGGCTCTACTCTCACAATGATGACCGCTAACCCACGAGCCAAGATTGAATCTAAGTCGTTCCATCTCATTGTTATTGACGAGTGCCAAGAAGCCGATGATTTCGTGGTATCTAAATCTATCTCTCCTATGTTGGCTTACTACTCAGGAACCATGGTTAAGACTGGTACGCCTACCACGTCTAAGAATAACTTCTACCGTTCTATCCAGCTTAATAAGAGACGCCAGACAGGCTCACGCGCTAGACAGAATCACTTCGAGTGGGACTGGCGAGATGTTGCTAAGTGCAACCCTAACTACGCTAAGTTCATTAAGCGTGAGATGCTTCGTATCGGCGAAGACTCTGACGAGTTCCAGATGTCGTACTGCGGCAAGTGGCTCCTAGAACGAGGCATGTTCGTTACCTCTACAGTTATGGACGAGCTTGGCGACACCTCTCAAGAGGTAGTTAAAGCCTGGCACCGTTCTCCTGTTGTAGTGGGCATTGACCCAGCCCGTAAGATGGACTCCACAGTAGTCACAGTTGTTTGGGTTGACTGGGATCGCCCTGATGAGTTCGGCCTCTACGACCACCGTATTCTTAACTGGCTTGAGATCCAAGGCGATGACTGGGAAGACCAGTACTTCCAGATCGTTAACTTCCTTTCTAACTACGACGTCCTAGCAGTAGGTGTAGATGCGAACGGTGTAGGCGATGCCGTAGCCCAGCGTCTAAAGATCCTACTTCCTAGAGCTGAGGTACATCCAGTAGGCAGCTCCCAGCAGGAGCAATCCAAGCGTTGGAAGCACCTAAAGCAGCTTATAGATAGACGCTTAGTAGGTTGGCCTTCTCACGCAAAGACTCGTCGTCTACGTACCTGGAAGCGCTTTTACCAGCAGATGACAGACCTAGAGGTTAAGTTCAATGGCCCTAACTTCTCTGCCGCTGCCCCAGATGAGGCTCACGCCCATGACGACTTTGCTGACTCTTTGGCTATTGCCTGCTCTCTAACTATGGAATTAGCTATGCCTTCAGTAGAGGTAAGCTCGAATCTATTTTTTAGTAGATAAGCCGTTTAGCCTTACTTACACCTCTTTCTGTAGCACACTTTAACTGAGGTCCTCAAACCCATATTTCAAGGAGTCATATATGACAATCGCACCAGATCCAAAGTTCCCAGAGAACTCTCCAATCGTTTACGATCGTAAAGTTTCTCCAGCTCTTCCAGGTCAACGCGGCCCACTTCGCTTCGAAGAAGGCCTAGCTACAGACACCGATATCCCTAACGAATTCTCAAAGGGTGCTGCCCAGGGTTACACAGCTGCTCCAGGTCGCCCAAACCGCAACGTCAACGTATTTGAGAAGTTCCCAGAAGAGACAATGCGTGAGCGTGCTCACGTTGGCTCAGCTGCATGGGTTGAAGCTCCTAACACACTTCAGGAGTTCTCAAACGGTGCTTTCGCTGATCATGGCGATAACCGCATCGAAGAGGTTATGCGTAACGGTTCACATCAGCAACGCCTTAACCCTGCTGTAGTTAACGACTAATCAAATAAGTTTCTTGCCCTCCGTATTCAGGTGACATGGCTGGCGGGGGCAAGAACCTATTAAAGGACAAACATGGCTCTGATTCAAGGACAAGAAGCTAAGGAAGCACCTAAGCAATACCCTGCTAATCCTAAGCTCTGGAACATGCTTACAACTCAAGCACGCTCCAAGTTCCGCGCCTACCCATCTCCAGCTGCAGCGCACTGGGTTCACAGTCGTTATCAGCAACTTGGCGGCAAGTTCGTCGATTCCAAGAAGCAGGTCGATCCAAAGATGCGCGACTACGCTCAAGAGCGTAAAGATAAGATCGAAGAGAAGCAAAAGAAGAAAGTAACTAAGCCTGTGGGTAAGAACCTTATCTATGGCGAGCGATATAGATAATAACTAGCTTAGTGTGTTACCATATGTCGACAAATAGATTTATTGAGAGGAAGTGTAAGTGCCAGCACTAAGTAGCAAGCGCACAGCTCCTCTCCTAGTGGACGCTGGCCTTGTGTTTGGCCGACTCACAGCCACCGCAGCTCTTTACCCATTTACTGAAGACATGAAAAGCATGGTTGCTACCGCCGTACGAGCACCACGTACAGCCCAGGCTCTGCCTGTTACGGACGGAAAGGAGGTGAGCGCATAATGTCAATTGATTTTTCACCACCATCCTACCGCGCAGCATCGTCGGATTTAACAATATCAATCAGCCCCCTAGGCCTAGTAGAACTCGCAGACGAAGAGTTCGAGGTGCACGGGCCACGCTTGAATAGATACTCGTTAAATTGGGCGATGTATTAGTTACCTAGGTCATCACTGGTCGTACCGCCGTCAAACAGGCGAAGCCCAAATGGCACTCAACTATTTTCGTGCCTTCTCAGATTTCATCATTAACTTCACCTTTGGCAAGGGCGTTAACTTCCGCTCACCTAAGGAAACAGAAGCTATTGTCCCAGACCTTCTAGAGCGTGTATGGGAAGTAGATAACAACAAAGCTACAGTTCTTTGGGAAATCGGCCAACAAGGCGGAGTATCTGGAGACTGCTTTATCAAGGTAGCTTACGAAGAAGCATTCGTGGATACCGCAGGCCGCGCTCACCCAGGCCGTGTACGTATCCTGCCACTTAACGCATCATTCTCTTTCCCAGAGTTCCACCCACATGATCGCGAGCGCCTCATCCGTTTCAAGTTGAAGTACCGCTTCTGGGGCACATCACTTGAAGGCACACGTCAAGTATTCACTTACACTGAAATCTTGACAGACGACACGATTGAGGAATACATCAATGACGAGCTCATTGACTCGCGCCCAAACCCACTGGGCACTATACCCGTTATACATATTCCTAACATTCGTATTTCTGGTTCTCCTTGGGGTCTCTCAGACTGTGATCAGATTATCAGCATTAACCGTACGTATAACGAAACGGCGACAGACATTGCGGACATCGTTAACTACCACGCAGCGCCAGTTACAGTTATTATCGGCGCTAAGGCGGCGCAGCTAGAAAAAGGCGCCAACAAGGTATGGGGTGGCTTGCCTAAGGATGCTCGTGTAGAAAACCTTGAAGGCGGCGGCTCTGGCCTAAAGCTTGGTCTTGAGTTCCTTGAGCTAATGAAGAAGGCCATGCACGAAATGGTCGGCGTACCTGAGACTGCTCTTGGTCAGGCTATGCCAGTATCTAACACATCAGGTGTTGCTCTTAGCATTATGTTCCAGCCTCTTATGGCTCGTTACCACCAAAAGATTATTCAATACGCTCACGGCCTAGAGCGCGTCAATGAGCTTATCCTTCTTAACCTTGCTGTTAAGGAGCCTGAGGTATTTACCTGGGATCCTAACTCAAGCACAACGCCTCTAAAGCCTGGTCAGCTTTCACAGCTAGATCCTAATGACCCTATTACTTTCCGCTCTTATGTTCACTTCCCACCTCCGCTACCACTAGACAAGCTCATCGTTCTGAACGAGATTCAGACCAAGATGTCCCTTGGCTTGGAGTCAAAGGAAGGCGCTTTGCGCCTATTGGGCGAAGAGTTCCCTGCTGAGAAGCTCACCGAGATCCGTCAAGAACTCATGGATGACGCTAAGGCTGATGGTGCTCTTAAGCTCCTACAGACCGAAATCAACAATGAAATTGCTTCCCTTACAGGAATGCTCCCTGCAGAAGGTGGTATGGCTGAGCCTCTACCTACTGGTCCAGAAGGAGAACCTGCAGTCCCTCAAGGCGGACCAACTCCGATCCTTGATGAGGCAACCATGCTGAACACAGCAGGTGAGGCGGCTCTACGTAACCGCCTAGTTACAGAAGCTTACGGCACCCAGATCCCACAGAGAAGGACGCCGCAAGACTACGAGAAGTAATGCAGTTTAGCCTGTATTTCTTTCTATGTAGGGCAAAATTAAATATACAACTAACGGTAGGTCATACGTGATACGGGCTTCGGCTCATTTGGAAAACGACCCAGAGGATAAGGACATATTATGTCAGAAACAGCAGAAGTTATGGCGGATGCCTTCGCGGCTGAAGCTAACACAGTTCCAGTAGTAAATGTGTCTGGCGTTGATGCGCAGACTGCTACGGAATCTCCTGAAGCACGTCCTGGTAAGACTCAGAAGTTTTATACTGAAGATGATCTAGCCAAGGTTCGAGCCCAGGAAAAGAACAAGCTCTATCCTGAACTTGAGAGCCTACGAGGAGAAGTCCTTGAGCTCAAAAAAGAGAAGGAAGCTAAGGATGCTGCTAAAGCTCAGCAACGCGCTGAAGAGGAAGCAGCTCTACGAGCTAAGCAAGAAGACGAGCTATCAGCTAAAGATCTTCTTAAGCTTAAAGAGCAAGAATGGAAAGAGCAGCTTGAGCATGAGCGTCAAGAACGCGAACGCGCTATCGCTCTTCTGGAACAAGAAAAGGCTTTTGCCGATCTACAGCAATACCGCCAACAGCGTTTAGAGCAAGAACGAGACAACATCGTCCCTGAACTGCTCGACCTGGTACACGGCAACTCTCGTGAAGAGTTGGATGCAAGTCTTAATGATTTGCAACAACGCTCTGCGAAGATCCTAGAGTCTGCTCAGCAGGCACTAGTTAACGCTCGTAAAGAAATGCCAGGAACAAGGGCAACCTTGCCTCCTGCTGGACCACTGGAAACTAATTCGGAACAACGTCAGTTTACGGCAGATGAGATCGCTTCTATGCCAATGAACGAATACGCTAAATACAGAAGTCGCCTATTGAGTGATAGAGCTCAGGGTAAGACATCGGGAATGTTCGGCTCAAAGTAACCCTAACCTCAACTCTATAGAAAAGGAACCATCTAAATGGCTTCAGGTATCACAGGTACCGGCAATCTAGCCGCGTCACCAACAGCCTACTCAGGCACAAACACCCAGCTCACACAGGCAATCCAACAGATCTGGTCTAAGGAAATCCTATTCCAGGCTATGCCAATCCTTCGTTTTGAACAATTCGCTGTTAAGAAGACTGAACTAGGTGTTGCACCTGGTCTCCAGATCAACTTCATGCGTTACAACAACCTCGGCTTTGCTTCACCATTGGTCGAAGGTGTACGTATGCAGACAAACGCTCTTACAGCTCAACAGTTCTCAATCACAGTAACAGAGCATGGTTATGCTCTTGCTGTTTCAGAACTTCTTCTTAACGCTTCATTCGATGACGTAATGGCTTCTGCTTCACGTCTTCTCGGTCGCAACATGGCTCTCTACCTTGATGGCCTTTCACGCGATACTCTCTATGCAGCTTCTTCAACACTTTACGGTGAAGATCGCTCATCAGTCTCATCTGCTGTCAACAACTGGTACGGATACGGCACATTCGCTACATCTCGTGCTTCAATGACAGGTTCTTCATACTTGACACCACACGTTGTCAAGGACACAGTAGAGACCTTGGCTACAAAGAACATCCCTCGTTTGGGCGAGACCTACGTCTGCTTCGTTCACCCTCACCAATCACGTACACTTCGCGACAACCCAGAGTTCATCGAAGTAACAAAGTACGCTGCTCCAGGCAACTTCATGCTCGGTGAAATCGGACGTTTGTACGATGTAGTCTTCATCGAAACAACACAGGTTCTCCACGTTCCTGGTGGTGCTGGTGCTAACTACACAGCTGACTCAACAGTCGCTAACCCAGTAGTTGTACCTGGCGGAGGATACACAACTCCTAACACCCTCACAGGTAACGGTTCATCTGACCGCTACAGCGCTATCTTCATCGGAGACAACGCTTTCGGTCACGCTATCTCTCTTCCAGTCGAGCTCCGCGATGGCGGTATCTTGGACTTTGGTCGTGAGCATGCGCTTGCTTGGTACTCAATCTTCGGACTTGGCCTAATCACAGACCAAAGCGTAGTAATTGCGGAGACCAATTAGCCTAAACAGTGATAAGATTCTCCTAGTAGGCAACTAGCCTGCTAGGAGGTCTTTTACACATGGCAGTAAAAGAAGGATGTCCGCAAGGACATAAATATACAGAAGAAAACTCTTACATAGATAAGAACGGTTATACCCACTGCAGAACTTGTCGCTTAGAGCGAATGAGAGAGCGCAGAAAGGATAACTTAAGGGTTGGACGTGGCGTTAATAACGCCTCTAAGACTGAGTGCCCTAAAGGTCACCCCTATGATGAAGAGAACACAATTACATATGTAAAGCCTAACGGTAGAACTAGAAGATGTTGCCGTGAGTGTGCCAGAGTAAACATGATTACCCAGAACGTTAAACGTTATGGAATAACCAAACCAGACTTCGAAGCACTAGTAGCATCACAAGATTCTAGATGTGCCATATGCAAAGGAAAGTTCTGGGATGAGGTCTCCTCTCCCCATATAGACCACGACCACACCTGCTGTAATGAGCAAATGAGGTCATGTGGCAAATGTATAAGAGGACTCCTATGCAGAGGCTGTAACCAAGTTCTTGGCTGTGCCAAGGACGACATCGAGACCTTAAAGGCCGCGATAAAGTACTTACGGTCAGGAACTCTGACTTTTTAACCGAGACAATACATTGGAGAATTATCATGGCAACACAGAAAGCAAAACCAACCGACGTTACTGGTCGTGCGCGAGAAGCTCTCGCTGAACAGTTCGCCGAAGACCAAGCGCAACGCGCTGGTGAGATGTCCCTAGCTACAGCTAAGGCAAGTGCACAGCTTGATGAAGTAATTGATGCAACAACCCCTAACCGTCAGACAGTCATTGTTGATGCTGTAACCACAGTAGGAAACGATGAAGGCGACATGGTTGAGATCCGCACAACTGACAACATTGAGAATATGACCCTTGGTAAGGGCAACACCTATAACTTCAAGGCAGGACAGAAGTACAAGGTTACTCGTCACGTTGCTACTCACCTTAAGGAAAAAGGCTACCTGGCTGGCGTCATCTAAGGCGTAACTTTACGACTGAGCGGACTCTCGTCGGGTCCGCTTTTTCGTTTGTGCAGATTTTTAGGCTAATACACGCCATCATAGTACAGGCGTCTTTATGTAGGGAGTTTATGTGGCTACGATCTCTGATCTACTCTCTCGAGTCCGTCTAGAGCTTGGCGATCAGCAAAAGGCGTTTACCTTTAACGCAACAGGCGACGGCTCCACTAAAGTCTTTGCAACTGGCATTAAGCCAATGGAAGTTGAAAACTTATCGGTCAAGGTAGCTGGAAGCAGCATTGCGTACCCTACTGGCTACACTGTTGAGCAGAGCACAGGTATTGTCACCTTTGCTACAGCTCCAGCTAATAACGCGGCTATTGTCATTCAAGGCAATGTAGATCGCTACTTCCTAGATTCAGAGCTCACGGAGTTCATCAACGATGCTGTGAACCAGCACACATATAACCGCGTAGATTCCTACGGCAGCCAAGTTACTCTTGCTACTATCTCTGCAGTTGAGGAATACCCAGTAGCTATCCTCGCCTCTATCGAAGGGCTATGGGCTCTCGCTACAGACGCAGCTTTTGATATCAACATCACGGCCCCAGACGGCGTAATGATTCCACGTTCTGAGCGTTACCGTCAGCTTACAGAGATTATCTCTGAGCGTTGGAACCAGTACCGACTCCTCTGCTCACAGCTCAACATTGGTCTCTGGAAGATCGAGATGGGTACCCTCATCCGTACTTCCCGCACTACCAACAAATATGTTCCTATCTATGTTGGTCAAGAGATCGACGACTCTCGTATGCCAGAGCGCGTCTGGATCCAGAACAACCTTACTGGCCGCAACCCATTCCCTTCATATGCTCAGACTTACGATATTGTCCTTTACCAAGGAAACAGCTACCAATCTACATTTGATTTTCCATTTGATATTACGGGCATGGACTTTGAGGCGCAGATTCGCACCTACCCAAACTCTCCATCACTCTATGCAACGTTTGAAGTTACAGTCGTATCAACCTCTACAAGCTTAAGCACACTACAGCTTAACCTTGAGGTTAGCGATACTGAGTACCTTCCTCCACGTGCTTTTTGGGATCTAAGAGCTACCTCATCATCAGACTCTAACTGGGCTCAGACTTACATTAAGGGGCAGGTGTTTACCACTGAGGCGGTAACCCTTGACTACTAGTTGTAATAGATGTGGTAGTTGGCCGTGTAACTGTGGAGCCATTACTGTAACCCCTTCTGCGCCTATCGTTATCCAGGTCTCAACACCTACCCAGTACACCCAGTCTCAAACCACCCTTCAGGTCCTGCCTGGGCAAGGTGGGGCTAGAGGTATACAAGGTACGCAGGGCCTTCAGGGCTCTTCTGGTGTACAGGGAGCTACTGGAACCAGTCTTCATAACATCTCTTATACCTATACCCAGGCTACCCCTTCGGCTACTTGGACTATTAATCATAATTTGGGCTATAACCCTAACCTTACAGTTCAAGATTCCGCTGGTACCATTGTTGAAGGCGAAATATCGTACACCAATTCGAACTCACTTACGGTCACATTCTCAGCAGCTTTTAGCGGATACGCGTACCTATCTTAAGGAGATAGTTCCATGGCACGTAAGTTTTTAACACCTATCAACCTCTCTCAACTAGAGCTGCAGAATGCCGCTATTCAAAACCTGGCAACTGCTCCATCAAGCCCAGTAACAGGTCAAATCTATTTTGATACAACACTTGGTTACCTCAGAACATGGAATGGCACAGCATGGCTTAACGCCAGCATTGGTGCTAACGGTGCTCAAGGAACACAGGGCATCCAAGGTGTGCAGGGCACACAAGGTATTCAGGGTACGCAAGGTATCCAAGGAGTTCAAGGTACCCAAGGCACTCAGGGAACACAAGGTACCCAAGGCACGCAAGGCATCCAAGGCCTAACTGGTTCTCAAGGTACACAAGGTACCCAGGGCATCCAAGGAATCACAGGTTCACAAGGAACTCAAGGCATCCAGGGAATTACTGGAGCGCAAGGTACTCAAGGTATTCAAGGCGTACAAGGAACCCAGGGTACTCAAGGTACACAGGGTGTTCAAGGCCTACAAGGTATCCAGGGAACTAACGCTGGAATCCTTTCAACTGATAGCAGCCTTAATATTAACGGCTCTGGTGTTCTTTCTGTCAACACCTCCGTTATAGCTACTAAGGCGTATGTTGATGCAACAGCAGAGGGACTTTCAGTACTTGAGTCTGTTCGCACAGATACCAACACTAACCTTAACTTAGCCTCTACTCTTACAACTCTTAACGGCGTAACCCTTGCTAACAACGACCGCGTGTTGGTTAAGAACCAGACTACCGCTACTCAAAACGGTATCTATATCTATAACTCTACATCTAGCTTACTTGTTGCGTCTACTAACGCAGAAGACACGAACCTTAAAGAAGGCTCGTTCGTATTCGTAGAAGAAGGTACCAACGCCGCACAAGGTTGGGTTATCACCGCTTACTCAGGTGGAGCTTCTACCTGGACACAGTTCTCTGCTGCTGGAGAGTACACAGCTGGTAACGGAATCACCATCTCTGGTGGCGCAATCTCAGCTAACTACGGTTCTGGCCTTACAGTTTCTGGCTCACAACTTGTAGTAGACACCAGCAAGGTTGTTGAAAAATACACAACTCTTATCGGTGATGGTTCAAGCACTAGCTACACAGTTACCCACAACCTAGGCACACAGAGCGCGATTGCAATCGTTTACGACGCATCAACAAATGCCGAAGTTGTTACTGATGTGGCTTACTCAACATCTAACACCGTAACAATTGGGTTTGCTGTTGCACCATCTTCAAACGCTTATCGCGTAGTAGTACACGCTTAATCTAGGAGCGCTTAATGTCCCGTAAGTTTGTTGTACCTATAGGGTTGCTAGCGTTAGCTAGTGACCCTGTTGGTCATGAAGCTGGGGACGCTTACTACAGCACGACATTAAATGCTATTAAGACATTTGATGGAACTAACTGGACTGCACAATCAAGCACTACTTTGGCTGATCTTGATGGGGGAAGTGCTACTTCTAACTACGGCGGCATTACTTCCATTAATGCTGGCACAGCGACAGGATGAGGATAAAATAACCTAATGGCTATTCAAATTCAACTTCGCCGCGACACAGCTGCCAACTGGACGTCTGCAAACCCAACTCTAGCTAGCGGTGAACTTGGCTTAGAGACAGACACAGGCAAGTTTAAAGTCGGTAACGGCTCTACTTCTTGGACATCTCTTTCTTACTCTTCAGGTATTCAAGGCGTTCAAGGCGTTCAAGGAACCATGGGTTACACAGGTTCTCAAGGCGATATTGGTCCAGAAGGTGCTCAAGGCACACAGGGCGTGCAAGGCACTCAGGGTATTCAAGGAAACCAGGGAACTACTGGTATTCAGGGTGCTCAGGGAACACAAGGCGTTCAAGGTACTCAAGGCTTGCAGGGACTTCAAGGGGTCCAAGGTACTCAGGGCATCCAAGGAATTTCGGTTCAAGGTACTGCAGGTACCTCTGTAACAATTCTTGGTTCATATAATACTTACGCAGCTTTAGTAGCCGCACATCCAACAGGTAATAACGGAGACGGCTATATCATTGACCCTAACCTTTGGGTATGGGAAGGTACACAGTGGGTTAACGTTGGAATTATCCAAGGACCACAAGGAACAAATGGTACGCAAGGAACTCAAGGAGTTCAAGGTGTTCAAGGACCTCAGGGTCTACAAGGCACCCAAGGCATTCAAGGAACCCAGGGTGTTCAGGGAGTTCAAGGTCTTTTAGGTATTCAAGGATTTGTTGGCCTTCAAGGATTAACTGGTGCCCAAGGAACCCAGGGTGTTCTAGGTACACAAGGGGCGCAAGGTACACAAGGAGTTCAGGGAACCCAAGGTGTGCAGGGTACCCAGGGTACTCAAGGCATCACTGGAGCTCAAGGAGCAACTGGTACACAAGGTGCAACAGGACAAACTGGAACCCAAGGAACTCAAGGAGTTCAGGGGGCCCAGGGTACTCAAGGCATCCAGGGTATCCAAGGAGTAACAGGTGCTCAAGGCACTACAGGAGATCAAGGCACCCAAGGCACCCAAGGCACCCAAGGCACCCAAGGCACTCAGGGTATTCAAGGACTCCAGGGAGTTCAGGGGCCTCAAGGTACTCAAGGTACTCAAGGTACTCAAGGTACTCAAGGTATCCAAGGAAACCAAGGTCTACAAGGAATTCAAGGCATCACAGGTTCGCAGGGAACTACTGGTCAAACAGGAGCTCAGGGAACCCAGGGAATTCAAGGTGTTCAAGGTCTTCTAGGTATTCAAGGCTTACAGGGAAACCAAGGAACCGTTGGTATTCAAGGAGCAACTGGTACTCAAGGAACGCAAGGTATTCAAGGTGTTCAGGGCACTCAAGGTGTTCAAGGAACCCAGGGAATTCAGGGCACTCAAGGAACACAGGGCACACAGGGAATTACAGGTTCTCAAGGAACTACTGGCACAACAGGCGCACAGGGAATTACAGGTACTACTGGTATCCAAGGTGTACAGGGTACACAAGGCCTACAAGGACTGCAAGGTGTTCAGGGCACTCAAGGTATTCAAGGCCTTATGGGTGCTACAAGTACCGCTAACGCTCACCAATCTGTAAACCTAGCAACTGCCTCCGCAGTGCTTCCTAACTCTCCAACGTATACAAACGGAACTGCCGACCTTAACGGCGGAACAGGTATTGGTGCTAACCTTACTGCCACTACATTTGGCGCTTTAGTAGTTGACAGCGTAACTGTTACCTCAGGACAAAGAATCCTCGTTAAGGATCAAGCAAACGCAATTCAAAATGGTATCTACACAGTTACCACTGTTGGATCTGGTTCTGCGTACTGGGTTCTTACCCGTTCATCAGATTACAGCAACTCAGTGTCAGCAGAAGATGTTGAGCCTGGTGACTACGTTACCGTTCTTGCTGGAACCGTAAACGCGATTACTACGTGGATTCAGTACGACGTGGGTTCAAATTCTGATGAATCTATTAAACTTGGCACAGACGCAATCAACTGGACTAAGACCTCTGGTGTAGGTTTACAAGGCCCTACAGGCCCTACTGGCGCTGGTGGAACAATTGCTTACTATGGTTCATTCTTTGACACCACAACTCAGTCTAATGCAGGCTACCCTTCAGCGGCTAACGTTGTTGCTATCAACAGCACTGGCGTAAGCAATGGCGTATCTGTTGTGTCTGGCAATCAACTTACCTTTACTTACGCTGGCACTTACCTTATTAACTTTATTGGCCAGTTCATTACTAGCGGCGGTGGAAGCAATTACCAAGTAACAGTTTGGTACACCAAGAATGGCTCACCAGTAACAGGTGCTGCATACACATTCACCACTGCTGGAGTCAACGAGCAAGTATCTGCAAACGTAGAAAACACTTTGACTTTGGCTGCTGGAGATTACATCCAGTTCTACTGGTACTCAAACAATCAGTACATGCAGTTGGTACCGACTTCGGCTGGAACATCACCAACCCGACCATCTGCACCTAGCCTTGTAGTCAATGCGATGCAGGTTACATATACACAGGCTGGACCGACAGGAGCCACTGGTGCTCAAGGCATTACTGGTACACAAGGCATCACGGGTTCTCAGGGAGCAGTTGGTTCTCAAGGAACAACGGGAACACAGGGCACCACTGGGGTCACAGGTGCACAAGGTACTCAAGGAATCCAAGGAATCCAAGGAAACCAAGGCACACAAGGTATCCAAGGAATAACTGGTTCTCAGGGACTTACTGGGGCTCAGGGAATCACTGGTTCTCAAGGCGCTACTGGGGCTCAAGGAACGCAAGGCGTTCAAGGAAACCAGGGAGCTACTGGTATTCAAGGAAACCAAGGAACTCAAGGAGTTCAGGGTGTCCAAGGAACCCAAGGTATCCAGGGCAACCAAGGTACTAATGGCATCCAAGGAACTACTGGAGCTCAAGGACTTACAGGATCTCAAGGAACTATTGGAACCCAGGGTGCAACAGGTTTTCAGGGAACTCAAGGAGTTCAAGGAACAATTGGTGTCCAAGGCTTCACAGGTATTCAAGGCTTAACTGGTCTACAAGGACTTATCGGTTCACAGGGAACTACTGGTTCTCAGGGAACTGCTGGATTTGTTGGCTCAAATGGTTCTCAAGGTACAACTGGTGCTCAGGGAACCGTGGGTGCTCAAGGTGCCACAGGAACTCAAGGCCTAACAGGTTCACAAGGAGCAACAGGTACCCAGGGTCTACAAGGTACTCAGGGCGGTTCAGGAATTGTTACTGTTGGCAATGGCCTTCAGTACACCTCTGGAACTTTATCGCTACAGGCTGTTACAGGTACTGGATATACAACTGTACTATCTACAAGTCCAACTCTTACTACTCCAGTTATTGGTGCTGCAACAGGTACATCCCTAGCGCTTCAGTACACAGCTAATACAACTACTAACGCAGGAGCTCTTGCTGTTGGTGGCAATACAACGACGTCTACTGGACAGCTAGCTACCTTCGTAGGCGCTGATACCCAGTACGCAAACGTAATTCTTCAGAACTCAAACAGTGCCAATACTGCATATGCAGCGTTTGTTACAGCTAACGATCAATATGCTTCTAGCGGCTCTTATATGGAGATGGGTACTAACAGCAGTACCTACGCATCCTCTAACGGTCTTGGATATCCAGCTAACTCGTTTACCTTACAGGGGGTTAACTTCCTTGAGGCTAACAATGGTGATTTCACCATTGGTACCTGGACAAACAACGCTATACACTTCGTTGTAAACGGCCAGACCAACACAGCTGATGCGCTTACGATTGCAACCTCTGGAGCTATCACAGCATCCAGCACCATCACCTCTACAGCATTTAAGACATCTGGTGGAACAGCTAATCAGATTGTTAAGGGTGACGGTTCGCTATCTCAGGACTTTACAGCTCTAACCCTGTGCTTTGGTGGGCTCTAACGTAGCCAAATCATTCCGACATCAGCTGTCGGTCTTAGATTAGCTTCTTTCCAGCCGCCTGAGGTCCAGGCTTCTTCATGCTTGGATACCCACTCTACTAGGGCAAACGTGTTGTCTTCTTGTAGTGGGAACCACTCTTCAGGTTGATCTAAATGGTTAACAATGAATTGAGGTGCGTACTCTCGGTATCCAAGGTTGTAAAGGTAGTCCAGTTGTAGCTCATGCTCTGTAAGGGTAGCGTCAGTCCACTCAAAGGTAAGCATCCCATACTTCTGAGCCATGCCCTTAAAAACCAGCCACTCAGCACCTTCTACGTCAACCTTAATGAGCTCAGGTGTACCGTAAGCTCTTACTAAAGAATCTATGGTAGTGGTATTAACAACTACCTCTCTATAAGGCTTACCTGCATACGGCATAGTCTCATCAGTAAGCCAGTCCTTATTAAGTGTAGACAGGCCATCCTCATCAGCTTCATAGAAGGTAACAGTCTCGTTATCCACATTAGAAACTGCATATTTAAGAGGCACAACATTAGAGTTGTAGATAAAGTTACTGACCAACTGCTTATAAACGCGAGGGGCGGCTTCTACAGCTATAACTCTAGCTCCCATACTTAGGGCCACTAGGGTGGCATCTCCGCGGTTAGCTCCAATATCAAAGACCAGCATTAGGATCTATCCTTTTCAAATTGTCGACAATTGCTGAACGGTAGTTATCTTTAATGTTCATAAGTAGCATGGTGTGAAAGAGGTCTTTAGCCTCTTCTACGCGACCTACCCACCAACCACATACAGCACGCTCAAACATTAGTGAGTAATCGCCCTCATAGTCTAAAAAAGGATTTGAGTAGCTTCTGTCTTCCATACCGTCAACAAGGTCAAGCCCGATACCAGACCAAGTATACGCCTCTTGCCATTCGCCGTTGCGCTCATGGAACCTAGACATCAAGAAATAACCCTCTACCTCATTTGGGCAAAGCTCAACTGCCTGCAAGATACAGTTACTAACTGTATATTTACGATCGTTTTGGTTTTCAAAGCAAATAGATGTACGCAATAAAGATTGGTACGCCAGCTTACGGTGCGTCTCATATCCATACTCTGCCGTGCGAAGATAGAAAGAAACAGCCGAGGCGGTCTGCCCTAGGCGGTCGTACTCTTGTGCGCAGGCAAAGTTAAGCTCAGGATTAAACGGATCCTTAGAAAGTTCAACTACTAGTTCTTCAATTTGCATAGTTAAGAGCCTCCATGATCAAGTCTTCCACCACAAGCTTTGGGGTACGAAGTACGAATGCTGCGTTATCTTGGAATCCAAACGAGATAAGCAGATCTTCTCCCTGGATGGCGGCGCCTACAGCAAACTCAATTCGAGCATCTAGGAACGAGAAGGTGTTGGAGTAACCGATTAGATTAAGCTCGTTATCCCAAAGGACTAGGCGGTGGCGATAGATACCGTCCTTCTGGTTAAGGTAATTCTTGAAAAGGTTGACCTCATGGGTAATCGCAATGTACATGTTGCCCCACTTGACTACCTGTGAACCACCCCGTTGGTCGGATGGTGGAGTAGGGGCTTGCTTTACAAATACCTGTTCGACCTTAGGCTCATTAGGATCAGCCAAAACTAGCTCAGTAGGAGATGTCCACTTAATGAAGTGGAACGGTGCGTCTAAGATGCCATACCAGTTCTTCTCACAGTATGAGTTGTCCTCACCAGGAGCTGGTATGCGTGTGCGCTGAACTTCCTTAACTGTCCAGTTAGCTTTATCAATCTCAATCTTGCTGTATTCCATGCGGCCTTCGCCATGGGCGGTAGTGTCGCGGCGAACGCCTACTAAGTAGTACTCGCCCTCCCACTGATACATGCGAGCGTCCTCTAAGCCTACAAACTCCCAGATTGGAGTATGCAGTTCAAGCATTTCTACCTTGGCGTAGTCAGTCATCTCTAAGTTTGGGTTGAGACGGCATACGTAGTTTTCGGTGCGCAGGTGCTGATCCTTTTCAGGATGAAGGTAGGAGAGCGGGCCCCAGCGGCTAGGGAAGAGCTGCTCGTTCTCAGAGTGGTAGAGCGTGTAGTTGACGTGGCGCAGATTGACCAGAATATCCCCGTCGTCGTCTATAAAGACCGAGGGGTTCATTAGTCCAGTACCTGCTTTCAGGCCCTTTTCTATTAAGAGAGGAGCTAGTTTTCCACCTTGAGCCACGGCCCGTTGCACCAAATTCATATGCACAGTGTATCAGGTTCAAATGCCGTACCCTATAAGGATGCGTGGAATCCAGCCTGGCGGTCGTTTTGACATCGCCTACGAGACTAGTTCACTGCTTGATGGCATCGACTCCGAGGTTACCAAGACGGTAGGAACTGTTGTTCAGTGGTGGGTTTATAACGCGGCAGGTACTACTGTAGATCCAATCTACGATGTAGGCTCCATCGGCGGCGGTCGTCTATGGCACGGCCCATTTGACCTACCTGTTATCAAGGCAATTGTTAAACAGGGTGTCGTGCAGGAAGACGTTCGAGGCTTCTACAACACTGAATCTATCCACCTGCTTATTGACGCCAATGACGCTGAGGCCATCTACCCTAACGTCTTTATGAACCCAGAGCTGCAGGACCGCAGCCGTATTGTCTGGAACGGTAGCGTTTACCGCCCTAATAATGTCCAGCCTCGTGCCATTATTGCCAACCAATATACCCTTCTATTTGTCGAATGCCTTCAGGTCATGCCTGAAGAAATGGTTAATGACACCCAGTTTGTCCAGTATGCCAGCCCTGTCCCAGATACATTTGAGGAGCTTAGCTGATGCCATTTAAGTCAAAAGCTCAAGAGGCTTACATGTTTATCCATCACCCTCAGATGGCCAAGCAGTGGGCCAAGATCACTCCTAACCCTCAGTCTCTACCAGAGAAGGTAAGTAAGAATGCCAACAAGTAAAAGCCCTAAGAAAATAGTCGCTAAGAAGACTGTCAAGGTAGCTGGCCAAAAGCACGTTGTCGAGAAGAAGGCTAACGGCGAGATTGATGTTGCACATCCAAATGGCGGAAAGACCTACAACCTTTCTAAGCTGGCTGGAGCCAAGACCATCAAACAAGGAACCGCTTCAGTCAAGAAGTGGCACAGTACCCACCCTAAGAAAGGCGGCAAATAATGGCGCTAACACACTCAGTTGTAACCCTTAACGCTTCAACAGCTGTAGCCCTTAATACGGATCCTGCAGTAACTACCTCTATTGAGGCTCGTAACAAGTGGCAGTACGGCACAATCTCTATCCAAAATACTGACGCAACAATTACAGTCTACCTAGGCGGGTCTACCGTCAGCTCTTCTTCTTATGGCGTTCAGCTTATTGCTGGAGCTTCAGTAACCCTAGACAGCCTTGGACCTGAAGACGTCATCTACGCAATTGCAGCCTCAGGAACTCCTAAAGTTGCGACCTTGATGGTCACCACTGCATGAGCATCCGCATAACTAAAAAGGGCGAGAGAATCAGCGTAGCTACCGCATCTCAGTCCAAGAACACCATTAAGATCAAGAAACCCTAAGGAGTAGGACATGGATAAGAAGAAAAAGAAGCCACTAGGCGAGGGCTCTCGCTTTGAAGATATTGAAAAGAAGGCAGCTAAGTCTGGCGCCAAGAACCCAGCGGCTGTTGCTGCTGCAGCAGGCGACAAGAAGTACGGAATTGCTAAGATGGAGAAGCTTGCTCAAAAGGGCAAGAAAGACGCTAAGAAAGGTAAGAAATAATGTGCATGTCATGTGGATGCGGTAAGAAGAAAGGCGAAGCTGGATACGGCAAGGGCAAGATGGCTGCTAAGAAGGCCGCTGCTAAGCCAATGGCTTCTATGAAGAAGATGGGCAAGAAGAAGTAAGTGGCCCACAAAGATTCAAAATGGGAGAAGGGGATGACCCCGGCCCAGAAGGAAAAGTTTGAAAAGAAGGACGCTAAGAACGACAAGGCGCTAGCCGAGGAGATCAAGAAGTCCGTCAAGCCAAAGAAGGCCACGAAGACCAAGAAGTCTAAGTAATGCTTAGCCCCCGAAAGGGGGCTTTGTCATTTATCCTTAAATAGTAGTCCTGTGCGGGACTGCGGCTATACCTTGCGAACACCCTGCTTCCATTAGGAGTTACGATGGCTAATATCATCTTTGGCGATAAAGATGGCTTCGAAGAGTCAATCTTTCAAAACCTGCCAGGCGCAAGAGATAACCGTAACAATCTACTAATGGTCACAGCGGCGTTGTTGCTGGGTAAGAAGATTAAGTGAACCTCCAGGACGATCCCGAGGTAACCCGAAAGATAAACAGCCTGTTAACAGGCGCCTTTCGCACGCACGCAGTAAAGACTGGGTGGACAAAAGACCTAGCAGATGCGGTAACCGTACGCTTTGACGGCGATAACTTTGAGTATGTGATCAACCCTGCCTATAAGGAGAAGGTTGATAATGCTGAGTATGGCGACGGATCAAGCGGCCCTAAGCGAGCCATGTTTACCTTTACCCATGAAGCCAGCGAGATCATTGCTGATGTAGCTGACGAAGCAATTATGGATTACATCTTTGGTGAGCAGCAGGGGGAGATCGCCTAATGTTTATCCTACGAGAAGACTTAGCCCTAAAGAACTGGCTATCAGGTATCAAAGTATCTGACGGCGTTAGCTCTATGCGCCCTGTTCAGGTTTGGTTTACCCTGCCTGAAGTTGAAGTTCGTTCTCAATCCTACCCTTACATCACCATAGACCTTATTGATATTCGTCAGTCAAATGAGCGCCAAGCGTCTGGCACAATCTATGACGCAGACTTTGGCGGAACAGTAGCCCCAGAAGATGGAGTGGTCTACTCATACGAGTACCCAGTTACATATGACCTTTACTACCAGATCACCACATACTCTCGTAACCCACGTCATGATCGAGCCCTGCTTAATGTTTTTATGAAGTACGCAACCCCAGGCAAGTATGGTCATCTTCCACTTCCAAATGACTATGGAACTGACGATACCAACACTACCTATGAGTGGCGCCACATGTTTGTGGAAGGCTTTGTAAAACGCGACGTTATCGAAGATAACCGTCGCCTATTTAGAAACACAATAACTGTTCGCGTGCTTACTGAGCTAACTCAGGAAGCCGCAAGCAACGCTCTCTACGAAGTAGAGAACGTAGACATCACGACGAATATATCGAGCATACCAACTGGATACACCCCGGTCCAAGATACGGTCACTTCCGACTAACCAATCAAGGAGATATAAATGGCAGTTTATCAACAGCCAGGCGTATACGTTCAAGAAGTCTTGAGCGCAGTACCGCCTACAGTTGGAGCCTCGACAGCCGCTATAGGAGCATTCCTAGGAGCTATCAACCAGGGTCCTCTAACACCTACAGTAGTAACCAAGTGGTCTGATTTCGTTAACCTCTACGGAGGATTTGTTGGCGATGCTACAGACAACCTACGTCTTGCAGTCAAGTCTTTCCTAGTAGACAACAATGGTGGAGCTTGTGCAGTCCAGCGTGTACTAGGTACTGGAACAGCTACATCTACCCAGTCTTTCTATGACAGCTCAGGAACTGGCGGAACAGCTGGTTCAGCAATCTCTATCGTTATCTCTGCAGCCAACCCAGGCGCATGGGGCAACAAGATCTATGTAGACATCGTAAAGACAACAGCTACAGCTGCAACCTTTACTCTTGTTGTTCACGTAGGCGATGGCACATCCTCAACAATCGTTGAGACATGGCCTAACCTATCTATGTCATCAACAGACCCACGCTACGTAGTTAACTTTGTTAACAGCAACTCAAAGTATGTAGTCGTTTCTCTTCCTTTGTCAAATGGTACAACAGCTTCTTCACCAGCTAACGTCCCTGTGTCACAAACCGCACAGCCATTGGCTTCTGGTGTAGACGCTACAGGTGGACAAACAGCTACTTCTGTTGCTGGAGCTGTAAACAGCTTTGACACCATCACTCAGACCTTGGTGCTTAACGCCCCAGGAATTACTGATGCTACAAACGTAAATACAATCTTGGCATACGCAGCTACACGTGGAGACGTGTTCGTAGTCATCGACCCTATCGCTGACACAGTAGCTAACCAACTAACCTTGGCTGCTTCTTACACCTCAACCTCTTACGGCGCTGTGTACTACCCACAGATCACAGTTGCTGATCCAACATCTTCTGCCCCAGGCGTAGTGCGCACGATCAACCCTGGTGGAGCTGTTGTAGCTCAGTACCTTGTAACAGACCACGTAACTGGGCCATTCAAGGCTCCAGCTGGTATCAAGACACGTATTGGTGGAGCTGTATCAGTTGCAGCTTTGACCAACACTAACTTGGCTTCAATGAACAGCGCTGCTGCCCCTGTTAACGCAATTCGTTTCGTTCCAGGCTCAGGCATCGTAATCATGGGCGCTCGTACCCTACAACCAGGGTACTCAACAATGTACGTGCCCGTCCGTCGTTCTCTTCAATACATTGAAAAGGCGCTTACAAACCTTACACAGTTTGCAATCTTTGAGCCAAACGATCAACGTCTATGGCGTCAACTATCAGCAACTGTAGGTAACTTCCTCACAGACTACTGGCGTCAAGGTGGTTTGAGCGGTTCAACACCAGCTCAAGCTTTCTACGCTGTCTGCGATAGCACAAACAACACATCAGTAACCATCAACAATGGTGAGCTTCACATTGATGTGGGTGTTGCCCTAGAACGTCCAGCAGAGTTCGTCGTAATTCGTATTTCACAATACGACGGCGGCACAACAGTAACCACAGCATAAGGAGATAAATAAACATGCCAACTAATGACGTTTCACGTTGGGGTTCGGTTGCGACTGATCCGCTACGTAATTTCCGATTCCAGGTTGAGTTCTTGCCTCCTTCAAACGGTGGTACCTACTTTAACCCTGCGTCAACAGCAGCAACAACAGGCTTCTCTGGTGGATTCACCAGCGTATCTGGCCTAACCATCAACACACAGGCTATTGCCTACCGTGAAGGTGGATACAACACTACTGTTCACCAGATCCCTGGAATGACAACATTCAACCCTATCGTGCTCAGCCGCGGTATGGTCTATGGTCAAGATCAAGCTATCACATGGATGCGTGCCCTATTTGCAGCAGCAGCTGGCGATGGAATCGCACTAGGTTCTTCAGACTTCCGTTTAGACCTTAACATCTATGTAAACGATCACCCATCAACAACAAGTGCACCGAACTCAGCTTCTGGCGCAGCAGGATCAAACACACCTCTTGTTCTCTTCCGCGTCCACAACGCTTGGATCAGCACCTTGTCATACAACGATCTAAACGGTACAGACAACAATATCTTGTTTGAGGGTATCACCCTTGTCCACGAAGGCTTGTCAGTTGAGTTCGTTGATAGCACAGGAGCACCATACACAGGAAAGAGTGGAGTGGCTCCAGCCGCTTACTAATACTTAACAAGGAGAACAATTCGTGTCACAAATTACCGATGCAGCCACAATTAATAAACTATCCGAACAGATGTCTCTATCCAGCGGAGAGCCAAAAGTCGAAGTTACGACTGAGGCTCCCGCTGATAGCAGAGTCCATCTACCTGGAGGTTATATTAAGCCTGATGGCACTGTAGTCAAATATGTAGAAGTCCGAGAGCTTAACGGAATCGATGAAGAAGCTATCGCTAAGTCTGGTACACCAGCCAAAGCGCTTCTGACAATTCTTGCCCGTGGGCTTGTTGACGTCGACGGAGATCGACCATCCAAAGATGTCTTGGATGCCCTTCTTTCAGGAGACAGAGACGCAATCATGCTGGGTATCCGAAAGGTTACGTTTGGCAAAGAAGCCAAGCTTGAGTCTTTTTGCCCAACATGCGAGAAGGTTCATATCTTCGACATTGACCTAGACAAGGACGTCAAGGTTACTGAACTAGATAACCCGATCGACGACCGCAGTTGGACAGCAAAGATCAAGAAGGGCGAGGTCACTTTAGTACTTCCTAACGGCATTACCCAGCGTAAGGTCATGGAAGCATCAGATAAGACTACCGCCGAGATCAACACCATGATCCTGTCTGGATGCGTTCTAGCTGTTAATGGCTCACCTGCACGTCCGAACACCGTACTAGAACTTGGCATACAAGACCGTGAAACTCTCATCTTAGAGATTATGGACCGCAACCCTGGTCCCCGCCTCATGGGGGTGACAAAGGCCTGCGAGGCATGTGGAACAGAAGTTGCTGTACCGCTCAGCCTGGCTGCTTTGTTTCGCCTATAAGGAAAAAGATTATGAGGCCTTGCTTGACCAGTACGAATGGTTAACAAGGGCGTTTACTGGATGGACGTTAGCCGATATTCGCAACATGTCCTTCAGAGAACGTAAAAACTGGATTGAACGTTCACGTAGATAAGTAAGGAGGTTAGTATGGCTGGTTCAGGTATGGACAATCTTAACTCAAGCATTGGTCAGTTTAATTCAACCCTTGAGAGAACTAAGAACTCCATTTCTGGCATTGTCCAGGAGATTACTACCTTTGCCGACGCCATGCGTGGCGGAGTCTCATCTACTAGCGGTGGAAGCAGCGCTGTACCTCAAGGCTCCAGCGCAGCTACTCCTCGCTTCTCTGCACCTTCTTCTGCCTCTGGTATCGGCAGCGGAATCACTAACTTCCTGGCTTCTATCCCAGCAGTTATGGGTGCAGCGCTTGGAAGTCCAGCTTCTATCGCCTCATACCAGCTTGGTACATCTCGCTCAGCGTTCTTTGCTAATCAATCTTACGGAGCTAACGCTGCCAGCCAGATGCAGATGTCTCTTAGCGGAACAGCTAATAGCTCTACTGATGCCTTAGCAGCTCAGGCAGCCCTGCAATCAGCAGGTATCTTTAATATTCAGCAGTTTGGTAAAGGCGTATCCTCCCTTTCAAACTATGCTCCAGGACTAGGCCTTGCTGGAACAGCTATGGCTACAGCTTCCTTGAACTCAGCTCAGACTGTAAACAAACTTAACATGCTTGGTATTAGCGAGCGAGGTTCTAACGGACTTGCTCTCGACCCAAACACAATCATCAATGAGTTCGTAGACATGATCTTCGCTAAGACTCCTCAGCTACAGCAGGGATCAGCCGCAGCCTACTCATACTTGATGGGCGCCTTGGAATCAGGCAATCAGCTTAACATTATGTTAAGTACGTACTTTACAGACCCTAATCTTATCAACCTTGTTATTACTAAGTTGTTTGCTAAGGCTAAGGGTCTTCCAGACAACGCAACTAAGTCTCAGTTAACAGCAGCTGGCATTACCACTAAGACCACAAACTTAATGAGTAACTACAACGCTGCTCAACTTAACCTTACTCAAGCCACTACTAACGGAATCCTTCAGGGATCTGACGCGGCGCTCTCACAATTAACTAGTGCTACAAATGATTTTGCTGGTGCAGCCAAGAACCTTAATGGTCTTCTAAAAGCATACGGATACGGCGAGACAATGCTTGGTGGCTTTAATGGAGCTGTCACGTTACTAGCTACCTCTATTGCAGGAAATCTACTTGGGCCTCTTCTTTCACTCCTTAGCGGAGGCAAAGGCGGCCTTGGTGGACTTCTTTCTACAGGAAAAGGCCTTCTAGGTGTAGCAGCTAGCGCACTTGCTGGATACGGCGTTGGAGATGTTGTTGCACAGGGCGGTAAAGCACTAGGTAACGCACTAGGTACTTCATCTACAGTTACAAGAGCAGGTTCAGCAGCTGCTGCTGCAGGAGCGGGAGCCTTAGCTGGTGCCGCTATTCCAATTCTTGGTGAGACAGGTATTAGCGAAGTAATCGGAGCTATTGCTGGCGGTATTAGCGGATGGCTTCACTCTAAGCCAGCAACTACTACAGGCGCTGGATCTGGAAGTGGTCGTGGAGCTACAGTATCTCCTTCTAATACCATGGGTGGAGGAAGTACTGCACCTGTATCTGCACTTCTTACTACAGCCGCATCTCAAATTGGAGTTCCATACTCTTGGGGTGGCGGTGGCGTAAACGGACCAAGTTCTGGTTTTGCTCAAGGCGCTGGAACCGTAGGCTTTGACTGCTCTAGCTTTGTCCAGTATGTATTTTCTAAGCAAGGTGTTTCACTTCCTAGAACAACTTATGCTCAGGTTAACTGCGGAACTGCAGTTCCTCCGTTGCAGGCTCAGCCAGGAGACCTTCTTTTCTTTGGTAGCGCAACCGCACCAGACCACGTTGCTATCTACCTAGGTGGAGGCCGCATTATTCAAGCCCCTCATACTGGTGGTGTAGTAAGTATTGCTGGTGTAGACCTAAGTACCGTATCTGCTTGTCGCCGAGTTCTAAACGGCTCAGGCAACGGTGTTCAAATGTCTACCCTGTTTAACTCTCAAGTTATGTCGTCTATTGGCATGGGCAGCTCACCTATGCCTAATACTGTTGGCGGCTTTAGTGCTGCTGGTGGAATGGGCGGTGCTCTATCGGCTCTCTCAGGAACTGCTACAGCTGCACCTTCAACAGTTGCTGGGTATAGCAGTGCAGTTTCTTCTGGGTCAGGAGTTGCCACAACATCAGGTAGCGGCATCACTATTAACGTAACAGTACCAGCCTCTACAAGCCCTAATGCTATAGCGCAGACTACCAAGGCTGTAGCAACCGCTGTACAGCAGGGCATAGCAAGAGCTAACGCAAGGAGCAACTAATGGCATCTCGTAACTCATCTGTAAAAACTAATGCTCAGTGGGTCGCCTACGCGTCGTCCTACATCAACGACAGCACCAACACACTATCTATCAGAAGTAAGCTATCAACTTTGCAAACCGCCTATACAATCAACATGGCTAATGCTCAAGCCTCTCTTGACAACCAAAACGGCGTTTTCAATGGAACTCTTCCTGAGGACGTTATTGGTGGCAGAAACTATAACTTCAGTGCTATTCAAAAAGCTATTGAGGACAGCTCTGTTGTTATCAATAACGTTGAGTTCTCTAACAGCCTTGCATACGGAGACCAATCTAACCTGCAAGCTTACTTAAATTATAAGTATTCAGCTGATATCGGGGCGTACGCTAACAGCCACGGCGAGTGGGTCCTCAACCTACACGATGCTGTGGACTTCTATACTAAAGAGCCTTTGCTTAGCGAAATGAACAGTTATGTTCCTAGACTTACTGGAGCCAATCAAACAGCTGCGCTAAACTTTATTGCCGATCTACCCCAACTAACTAAAACAGTTGTGGACAAGATGGCCAAGGTTACTGCCAGCATTAAAACGATTACTGCCTCGCTAGATATTGAAAAAGGTAGCATTACTACTAGCTACGTTAATCAAGTTAAAGCCTTAATCGGTGGAGGAAAGCCCCAAAGCCCTACAGTTGTTGGTTCAGGTGGGGCTAACGGCGGTACTGGCGGCGGAGGTAAGCCAGCAAAGACTAACCTCAATGGGTCTGATCCAAGCTCTACTGACACGCCTCCATCTAAGTATCCTCCTACAGCTGAGTTCAATCTTCCTCCACATCAATGGAGTCTTCCACTAAGCGCTAAGACCATGGAGCCTGCTTTATCTTCAGCAGCATCCCAGTCTGGTGACGTGAACCGCAGAGGTCGTTTTTGGTTCTATGCAGACAGCGCTACTCAATACACGGCTAAAGCCAATGCCGCAAGAGACTACGGATTCCAATTCATTTGGAACCCTACAGACTACTCAGTAAGCGTAGCTTTGAACCCAGACGTCACTCCTTCATCATCTATGTACTGGGGAACAGCCCTTCCTGTGTTCCCAAGCGGTGAAAATCTATCTGTATCGATCATCTTGGACCGTACAAATGACTTTGCTTGCTTTGGCCCATACGCCAGCACAATTGGAGCAGCAACTATCGTCGGACAAGCTACTGCCGCGAACCCTGCAAACCAGGACCTACTAAATGCCCTTACAAATCTAGAGCAAGCTCTTACAGACACCGCCAGCAACGTGACTGCAGCACAATTTACTCCGTACTACGCAAACGCGGGAACCAACGTAGAAACTCAAATTGCTGATCTTATGCGCCGAGGAACTCTGGCTGACCTTGAGTACCTATACAAGTGCATTAACGGTGATGGCTGGGTGCGGTTAGATCAGGCAACCTCAGATATCGGATTCTTGGCTATGACACTAGTAGAGATCGAGCTGGGGCCTATGCGCTACCTTGGGTATCTAAATAACCTAAATATTAGTCATCAAAAGTTTACGGAAGAGATGATTCCGCTTACAAGCCAGGTAGACCTGCAGTTTGTACTTATGGCATCTGCTTCTGTTGCACAGTCTTCCTCACTTTCTAGAACTGGAACAGGAGCGGCGGTGGCTACATCATGAGTATTGATATTAACTCTCGTTACTACTACTCAACTATTGATTACATCCAACTTGTGGAGGACAGCGATAACAAAGCTATTGTCTTTTATGAGTTCGACACCATCGGAACGATCACCTATACAAAGCATATATACGTAGAAGGCGAACGCTTAGACTCAATCGCCTACAAGTACTGGGGACGATCAAACCTCTGGTGGGTAATCCCTGAGTACAACCCATCTATAACCGACTTTACTAATATCGCACCTGGAACAGAATTGATCATCCCTACAAATGTTTAATTTCATAGACATTGAGTTTCCTAATTCAGGGCTGCCTTTAGTTCTTTCCTACAGAACTACCTTCCATCAAGCTAGATATGAGCATGAAGAAGTAACCATGTACATAAAGAACTGGGGCGTTCAGTATGCCCGAATTCAAAACGGAACCCCTATTCAAGCTACCTTTAAGTCCCCTACTGGGTCTAGGACCTTTCAAGGGTACGTCCACAGCGTAACTCCAGACCTATCTCCAGGAAAAAACTTCGCTCAGGTAGTCGCTTACGGCGCGTCGTACGTTATGAAGCAAGCCTCTCAAAAGATCTGGACTAACGTAACTGCGGATACCGTGGTGGCTGAAATTGCTAAGAAGTATGGTTTTTCTTATAACGCTATGCCGCACCCACGTGTCTACGACCACTTAATTCAAGCGGGAGAGTCTGATTGGGCTTTTCTAGTAAAGCTAGCAAAACAATGCGGTTACTCTCTAAGAGCTGAGAACACAGCACTTTACTTTAACGAAATTACAAATGACTACAAGCAGAACTTTCAAAGCGCTAAATATGCCATTATGCGTGAAGCTAACAGCTCTCTTGGTAGCAGCATGTTTAAGTTTACTCCAGAGGTATCTGAAGCAAATGACATTGATGCTGGAGTCATGAAGGCTGCTACAGCTGTAGGCGGAGTCAACCTAGATACAGCTACTGCAATAGTCACCACTAATCAAAGCAGACCTACGACCACAAAGACCGTCTCTAAGTCTGAAATGTTCGACAGATTCTCTCCTACTGTTGTGATATCTAATGGAAACGTAGCTTCTTCTGAGGCTAAAGCCGCAGATGAGCGAGCTAGATACCCATATCGTGGAAGCGTTCAACTGCTGGGCGATGCCACACTAAAGCCAGATCTTCCAATTTACTTAGACGGCCTAGGCACTGAGTACTCTGGGTACTGGACAATTCTAAGCGCTGACCACATATTTGAAGAACACATGTATACAACTGAACTGCATGTGGGTTCTGATTCTTTAGGCAAAGCTTCTCCTGGATTTACAGGTAGCCCAGACCTAATACCTTCAACGGTACCAAAAAGGCAGATTACGCCAAATGTTGCTCAGACAAATAAGAAGGTAACTTCAAGCTTATCTCAAAACTCTCGTGCTGTTAACGGGGCAACCAAATCGACTAGCCTTGTTGCCACTAACAACAGAAAGCAGCCTAAGGTAGGAAGAACCGATTCTTCTAGCTCCGCTAAGTGGTCTGGGCCAGTAACTAATTTACTAAGTGCGCCTAAGAAAACTAACTTATCATCAGCAGCTGTAGCTAAGTTAAGGAGTACAGGTGTCCGATAAATATTATGGTTTGTACAGAGCTATCTGTACCGATAACAACGATCCCGCAGGAACGAACAAAATCCGCGTCCAAATACCTTCAATAGTAGGCACAACCGATGACAGTGGTGACTTGTTTCAGACTGGGTGGATACCTGGATGTTTACCTGCTGTTGATAACGGAACGCATCTTAACCACACAGATGAGTATACAACTACATCGACTTCGATTGGGCCTTACGGTTCACACACTCACAACGTAACCCTGAACGCAGAGCACTCTTCGCATTTAACGGTACCTAACGTAGGGCAGCCTGTGTGGATCATGTTTGAGCAAGGCGACGTTAACTTTCCAGTATGGATGGGAGTATACCTATGACCGAGAGAGCTATAGCTTTCCCGTTTTCAATTGACTCAACTGGGTCGATCTTGACAACCACAAATGAGGAGAAGATCTGGCAAGACAGAGTTGCCTTTGTCCTGCTTACCAATGAAGGCGAAAGAGTTATGCGCCCTACATTTGGCTCCCAGATAAACGCCCTTATCTTTGAGAACAACTTCTCTAGCACTACTGCCGCCGAACGTGTGGTGGCTGGTGCGTTCTCACGCTGGCTACCCACGCTAAAACTGAACAACGTAGTCGCTCTTCCAGACACAGTTAGCGGAGGATTGGTAGTCCAAATTACTTATACTTTACCTAGCGGCCAGCCAGGTACGGTCACCACCTATACCAACACAGCAAACATTAACCGCTACGGCGATATCGTAACGAACTAAGTAGGAGACCAAATGGCAACCAGCAGTAACTATGTCCCACAGGTGGATTACACCTCCCGTGACTATGCGGCTATCAGCGCTGATCTTCAGAACCTGATTCCTAACTTCCTGCCCGACTGGACCAACCGTGACCCAGCTGACTTTGGTATTACCCTGATTGAGCTATTCGCTTATATGGGTGACCTCATGTCCTACTACATTGACCGCTCTGCTAACGAGGCATTCTTAACCACAGCCAGCCAGCGTCAAAGCGTTCTTCAGATCGCCAATTTGCTCAATTACACCCCTAGTGGCTTGATTGACGCGACAACCACCTTAGAGTTTACAAACTCTACAACCTCAGCTATCACAGTACCAGCGGGTACTCAGGTAGCTACAACTGCCGTAGTAAACGGCACTAACCCACAGGTTATCTTTGAAACCCAGCTCGATGTCGTAGTACCAGCAACCAGCACAACTGCTGTTGGAACAGCGTCTTCTACATCAGTGGTAACTTTGTCTGCGGCTAACACCAACATCTCTGTAGGAATGACAGTAGCTGGAACAGGCGTCGACTCTGGCACCATAGTAACGGCAGTAAACAGTGACGTCTCTATTACCCTAAGCGAATCTGTTACTTTGTCAGCAGTCACTCTTACCTTTACTTCTCCAAGCCCAACAGCTTCAGTTCAGGCTCAAGAAGGTCAGACAATCACCTCTGATCCTATTCAGGTATCTGATGGACTGGCCTCTCAGATTTACCAGCTTGTACAAAGTCCAGTAATCCAAAACAGCGTGGCTGTAACTGTAGACAACAACATCTACACCCAGGTAAGCAATCTTCTTGACTCAGGTCCAAATGATGCCGTCTTTGCAGTAACAATAGACGCAAACAACAACAGTTACGTTCAGTTTGGCGACAACATCAGTGGCCGTATCCCGCCAATCAACTCTCTTATTAGCTTCACCTATCGTATTGGCGTAGGCGCGGCAGGAAACGTTTCTGCTGGCTCATTAACCAAGATCTTGAACCTTAACGCTGCTGGACTTTCCGTAACCCAAGCTAACCCAGCTATCGGTGGCGCAGACATCGAATCCACTGACTCTATCCGTGTAAATGCGCAGGCCCCTGTGTCAAACAGTGGTCGCGTTGTATCTTTACAGGACTATCAAACCGCAGTTACAGGCGGAGTACAAAATGCTAGTAAAGCTAACGCGATCTCTAGTGTCTACACGGCAGTTACTCTTTATGTAGCTCAAAAAGGTGACCCAGGAATCGATCCACTAACAAGTGATTACACCACTGCGTTCGTTACCTTGTCTTCTTCAGTTCAAAGCTTCTTGACAGGTAAGACAGCCCCTAACGTAACGGTCAGCGTGCTTCCTCCGACTTATGTACCTATCAACGTTACATTGGCAATCGTTGCCCCTAAGAACGTGCGAAACAGCACCGTTCAGACCGCTGCAACAGCAGCTATCGCTGGCCTACTTACCTTTGACGCCACATCTTTCGGTGAAACTGTTAAAGTTGATGATATAAGGAACGCCCTGTACGCACTAAATAGTCAAAACACTCAGGTGTCAAGCATTACGTTCACGACCGTGGCCCGTTCAAACGGTTCAGGTTACGCGGACGTTGTTTGCGCCCCGAATGAGATACCCGAAGCTGGAACAATAACTGTAACCGTAACTGGCGGAATCTCGAGCTAAGGACAGAGAATGACTACTTACTATCCAAATGGGATAACCCCTTTTACTACTCACGTAGACATCACTGAGATCATTGATGCGTCTCATGTCAACAAGCTTCAGACTGAAGTAACCTCTATCGAAACAATCGTAGGTGTTACCCCATCTACTGTACCTACAGGCGGCTTTGCTACCGACCTTACGGCAGCTTCCAGCACGAGCAATCCAACGCCTACGTCAAATTTGTACTTGACGGCTGGGACTCAATTTAACAGCATCTCTGATCGTATTACAAACGTTGAAAACATTGCTATCACGGCTTACACCTCAGGAGCAGCTGCAGCACAGGTAGGAAATGTACTAGCGGTAGAAGTACTCGGCGGATTCTAACTTAAGGACTACACGTGGCAACATACGGAATTGATTACTACGGCCGCGGCTACTACGGAAACGTAAGCCTAGCTAACTTTGACGCAAACCCTTTTACAGCCGCGCCTCTTGACTATGGCAAGATCTATCTTCAATGGAACACGCCTACAGGTAACTATTCAGGCATCCGCCTTGTTCGTAACGGTAGCGGTTTTCCTCAAACTGCCGATGATGGAGACGTTCTAGTAGACGGCAGCTATGGAACAGTAGCAAACGACTTTTACGACCCATCACCTTACGGCTACGACGGAACCTTGCCTATGGGCAAGTTCTTCTACTACTCAATCTTTGTTTCAGACACTGATACAGGCCAATGGGTGCGTGCTGCAAATGCTGCTGGCCTATCTGTCAAAAATTACGGTACGCCAGACGCTATGTACGATTACCTTCCTGGTATCTATAAGACAACAGACATTACAGCTCCAGTAGACACCTCTGATAACCCAATTCTCTCTGGGTTTTTAAAGATCTTTGGCTTTTACTACGACATGATGCGCACAGAGATCGACAACATCACATCACGCTATGACGTAGCTAACCTTTCTGGAAATCTAATTCCTGGCTTGATGCAGCAGTTCGGCATCCAGTACGAACCTGAGCTAGGTCTTGCTCGTGGACGATCGTTCCTCTCTAACGTAGTACATATTAACAAAACCAAGGGAAGCCTTGCGGGAGTTCAAGATTACGTTAAATCCTTTACAGGTAACGCTGGAATTGTGACATTGGGTAAGAACTTGATGCTTGACATCAATGACTCTTCTGCGGAGCAGAGTATTGGTAGTTGGACAGTCACTAATGCCACGATCACTCAGCATGTTCCTCAATTTATTACCTCGTGGTCGGTAAGCGCTAGCACCTCATCTAGCACTCTCACGGTCACAGTGCCAAGTACAGCAGAGTTTTCTACGGGCAATACCATTGAGATCTACGGAACTACGCTTATTAACGGCACCTATACGCTTACAGGAACAACCACGTCTACAGTTTCAATGGTGACCGCGACTCCGTTTCCTACTGCTCAAAGCGGCACTGGTGGCCAGATTTCTAAGCATGCTCCGTACAACGAGACGGCTAATCCTTACGGTGTCCAAAATGGCCGTAACGGTGAATTTAAGATTACTGCTACAGGTACCTCAGCCATTACTGGCACATGCTTAAACACATCAGTAGCTATTGCAGTAGGAAACGACACTACAACAACCTACTACCAGAGCCCTACCTCTCACAGCATTGGTGTATCCGCTTCTACCGAGTACACCCTCAGCTATAGAGCTTGGTCATACGCAACAGCACGTAGCTTTAAGGCTGGAATTAACTGGTACGACCGCACAGGAACAATCATCGGCAGCACCGCACTCGGTTCAGCAACAACATCAACTACAACTTCTTGGACGACTATCAGCGTAACAGCTACCTCTCCAAGCAATGCTGTATTTGCTATTCCAGTATTTACTATCGCTAGCCCGACTGCCAACGAAGTCCACTTCCTAGATGCGTTTCAGTTTGAGGCAGGTGGATCAGTTACCTACTTCCAAGAGTCTCGCTTAGTGCAGATAGCAGTCGCCGCAAACCGAGTCAACCTCTTTGTTAATCCTAACTTTGAGTACAGCACGAATGCTCCTTGGACTGCTACTAACGGAACACTGATTACGCAGTCGGACACTGTAGTACCTAACTCATCACCTAACATTGCTATCAGCTCAAGCGCTTTAGAGCTTCATAACTCAAGCACCTCAGCAGTTACCTTAAGCTCAGCAGCTACTTCAGCTGACTACATGCCAGTGCTTAGCAATGAGACCTACACCTTTAGCGGTTACTTCTTTATGTCACCAGATGATGGAGCACCTGCTCCGCAAGGAATTTACTTCAAGACAATCTGGTATGACTCAAGTAACACACTCATCTCGTCTAGCTTTAGCCAGACGTTTACAGTAAGTACTACTGAGTGGAACAGATTCTCGTTTACAACGGCTTCTCCTAATAATGCTGCTAGCTGTAAGTTTCAGGTCGTATGGCCAGCACCTACTACCACAGGCATTGCGATATTGATGGATGCCTTCCTATTTGAGGCCTCTGCTTATGTGGACAGCTTCTTTGACGGAAGCTTTGGTTACGCTGATCTAGGCGATGTAACTTGGAAGGGCACACCTAATCAGAGCCCTAGTTACTACTACCGTAACCGCTTTGCTACGCAGAACCGCGTCAACGAGACACTGCCTAACTACCTGATGATAGGAACTAACTTTGCAACTTATTACGCGCAAGCGTAGTATGGAGCTATGACCACCTTATTTTTAGTTTCAGGCTTTGTAGCCTTCTTCATAGCTGTCGTCGAACAGCTTGTTGATCTACGAGCCTTCAAGGCGCTTCTCTGCCTAATTCTATCTGCGGGGGCTGTGGCAATCGTAGGCGGGCTTACTACGCGCCAAGAAATCCTTTACACAGTTGGCGGTGCCTTCTTTGGTCCCATGCTTGCTTTAGCCACTGACAAGATGTCGACATTTACCCAGGCGGTAGTGCGAACTCGCGAGTAGGTGTATCATGGTCAACCTCTGAAAGGGAGAACCATGAACTCATATATCGTAATTGCTGGAAACGGCGAGACAAGCCGTAACAATCTAGAAGCTTTGGTTTCTGATTATGTAATCATGCTAAAGCAAAAGAAGAAGACGCCAATGCTGGCCTTCTTAGCTAACGACAAGCCTTCACTGGCCCAGACTTGGGCTTGGCAGTATGCCAAGGACAAGGGAATTGAGTGCACACTCTTTGCTGTCAAGGAATCGGCCGCTGGCAAACTAAGCCACATCTCATTTAACCAGTCCGACAACCCCGCCAAGTTAGCTATTGACGTCTTTGGAACAGAGGAGACTAATGTCTTCTTGCTTTGGGATGCCGATGACCCTGAAACCGTAGAGATCGCCTCTGAGTTCGCCTCAGCAGGCGTAGTTTGCTACGACCTGACAAATGGGCTCCTACCTATCGAACCAGTAGGCCCTAAATCGGCCCCAGAATCGCCTATGAAGCCCTTAGAGGCCGAAATGGTACTCAAGCCTGTCGTCTTGCCTGTCGAGGCCCCTAGCGTAACTACAGAGCCCTCTGACAAGGCACAGGCAATCCGTCAGGCAGCCCTAGATTTTGCTGAAGCGATTATCAAAGCGATCAATGCTTAGCCTTCGCGCCACTGGGCTATATGCCTATATTTGCCAGAACCCTGACGAGTCTCTTTCGGCGATCTCAATCGCCAAGAAGTTTCAAGAGGGCGAGAAGGCTGTTCGCGCTGCCCTTAACGAACTCCGTGAGGCTGGTTTGATCATAACCAGGACAATACGGACATCCAAAGGCCAGCTAATCAAGGTGACCGAGCTAGTAGCGGACTCCCAAAACCGAGCGGCGGAAACCGGCGGATACATACAGCTGAATGAGCTCTATAGCCAGAACAGCCTATTAACCCAAATAGCTAGTTCTTCTAATAGAGATATAAGCTTTGCTAATAGTAAAACGGAGTTTTACGAGGAAGAGAAGTTTGAGATAGGAGAAGAGATGGGCTACGAGTTCTTCGGCAAGACCTCCTCTGGAGATGATGAAGTGGCCGTAGAGCGTAAGAAGTTCGAAGACCAGAAGAAGGCCGAGTACCAAGAGGCCAAGCTAAAGAAGCATGAGGAGACGTTCCGTGCTCGTAAGGATGTGGCTCCAGAACTCTGGACCTCATCAGATACGGCCCGCCAGTTCTCATCCATGATCCACGACCGCTGGGATATTCCGCCTTGGAAGGTTTCCGACACGCCGCTATCGGCCGCTATCTATCAGGCACGCCAGAAGCACGACACCAATGGCGCTATAGAGCTGGTTATGCTTAAGATGTTCTTTGCTCAGGATAACGTCAAGGCTATGAAGGATCCGAACATCATGTGGCGTCACTTCATCTCTTCATTTGGCTCCTTGTCAGATCGTGCTAAGCTGGAGATGCCAGACCCTGAGAAGAGAGCAAGATCAGAAGAGCGAGCTGCTAAGGTTAACGCCTTCCTATTCGAGTTAGATGAGGATTCAGATGTATAAGCCAGAGGCACTAAAGGTAAAACGCAAAGCTTGGCTAAAGCTTTCAGGCGTTCCTGCATCTTCTACAGGTTGGCGCTTAGAGGATTGCACAGACCTTGATGCCGATGATGCAAAGAAGATCGCTGCATGGGTGGCACATGCTAAGAACGGTCGCATCATCCGAGCATTAGGTCAGAAAGGTTGTGGCAGAGGTCTACTGCTACATGGCGACCCAGGGTTCGGTAAGTCAACAGTTGCTTCAGCGATCCTGCAGGAGATGATCACGAAGTTCATGCTCGTGTCATTTGACGCAGAAGCTCAAGTGGTCGTTCGCCCTTGCTACTTCTCTAGCTACAACGCTATTGTTGCGCTGAAGGGCAGCACGATGAACGATGAGGTTTCAGATGCTGACCTTAAGCTGATGTCAGGAATTATGGGCGAGTGTAAGGACGATGCTTACAACGTACGTGTTCTTGTCATTGACGACATTGGTAAAGAGCATATGAGCCAAAGCGGTTGGCAACGTAACCTACTACATGACATTCTTCGTACTCGTTACTCAAAAGGTTTACCTACTATCGTTACAACTAACTTAGAGGTAGATGATTGGGCACAAGTTTACGGAGAGGCTACAGGTAGCTTTATCAACGAAGCTTTTGGCATTATCGCCGTTAAAAGTAAGGCAGGTGATTTAAGATTAAAGGCATGACGCAAAAGAAGTTGTTACAGGTATTTCTCAGCAAGACGCAGACTCCAGGACCTGGCGTCTACGAAGTATCTATAGATGACTACGACAATCTGTCCTGTACATGCTCTGGATGGACTGCTAAGGCAACCTGTAAGCACACTCGTTTTGTTAACGCACGCATCGAGAGTAACGGTGGTACTTACCCGCTAGAGATCTCTGATAGAGCCAGCACTGAAGATGCTGATCTGGCTCAACGATCAGACGAAGCTTTTAGAAGTTTTATTATCAGATTCGGGAAAATAGAGGTTTACTAACAAATGCTAAAAGGGGACATCAGTAACGCTTTACCAAGACGCTTCTTGGTTAACATTGATGTGGTACGTTCTTCCAAGCCGCAGATTAAAAAGCGTCTGGGTATCATTCCAACTGTTCAATACACGCATGAATACAACATGCAGATGCTTAGCCGTTTCTACATCCATACGGTTAAGGTAGGCGAAACGCTAGAGCTCTTCTCTGTAGAGAACTCTCAAGAAGAGCTTGACGAAATGATGGAGTACCTAGATCGTATTGGGACTAATCCATTTCGCTACTTCACTTCTTACTCATCGCTGGCTCACGTAGTCGCAGAGCTTCCTTACCGACCAGAGCTTGTCGGAGTTGTAGATACCTCAGAACGTTTGCTACGTTACGGTCATTGGGGCATAACCCCAGAAGAATTTTTTGGAGGAAAGCGTGACTAATGAAACTCGTATGCTGCATAAGGCAATCATTGACCGCAACCTCACGCCAGTATTCTCTCGTGGAGTAACTGACGACTGGTTCCGAGATGAGGGTGATCGACGACTTTTCTTGTTTATGCGTAAGCACTATGCTAACTACAGCGAGGTGCCTTCGCTCAACGCTATCAAAGATAACTTTCCTAACTTTGAGCTAGATACTGAGGTCTCTGACAGTATTGAGTACCTAGTTGATAACGTCATTACCTCTCGTCGCAAAGAGGCGACTGAGAAGATCATTGATCGTGCTATCCGCACTATTGAGAAGGATAAAGACCATGAGGCTGCTCTTATTGAGATGCAGGGCGGTATCGCCGCTCTTGACCAAGAGGGATTTAGCTTCAAGTCAGACTACGACCTTACAGAAGATCCAGAGGCTCGTTTTCAAGAGTACTTGTCTCGTAAAGATCGTCCCGACTCTTTGCTTGGTTATGCCACAGGCTTTCCAACCATTGACTCAACACTAAGCGGTATCCAACGCGGCCAGCTCATTGTTATCGCTGCTTTGCCTAAGACAGGTAAGTCAACGCTACTAATGCAAATGGCTCTGAATATGCACAACGACGGCAAGTCAATTATGTTCGTTACCTTTGAGATGACTGCTTTTGAGCAAGCGCTTCGTTATGATGCTATGCGCTCTAAGCTTTCATACCAGCGCTTGTCTACAGGTACTATGACACCTGATGAAGAGGCGCGATATAGCACCAACCTCAAAAACCTAAAGAGTTACGATGCTGGGTTCCACCTTGTAGGTTACGACACAGGGCCTTCTCTAACTGTTACAGGTATTGCTAACAAGATTCAAACGCTACAGCCAGACGTAGTAATCATTGATGGTACTTACCTTATGATCGATGAGAACGGCGAAAAGGTTGGTTCATCACAAGCAATCACCAACATCACACGTGGTACAAAGAAGCTAGCTATGCGAGCAAACCTACCTGTAATTATGTCTACTCAGTTCCTTGAGAGCAAGACTCGTGGTGGTAAGGCTGACATGTACTCAATCGGTTACTCATCTTCTTTTGGTCAAGACGCCGACGTAGTTTTTGGCCTTGAGAAGCAAGATGAGAACGTTGACGAGATGCGCACTCTTAAGATTATGGCCAGCCGTAACTCTGGTCCTGCTGAGATCGAACTTACATGGGACTGGGATGGTAGTACGTTCCGAGAAGTCGACGAATCAGATTTGAATATTGACTGATGACTACGGGGGAGATGGAAGACTTTCTTGCTCGTCTGGGCATTGAGGTAACTGGCGTACGTGGCGATGAGGTTCAGGCTAAATGCCCTGGGCACCTCTTCAACACGGGTAAAGAAGACCGCAACCCTTCTTGGTCAATAAATGCTGAGACAGGTGCGCATATCTGCTTCTCCTGTGGGTTTAAGGGCGGTGTTAACTACCTAGTTAGCTTTATGGGTGGCTCAGAAGACACAGAGAAGTGGCTAGAAGAAAACACCAAGCATCTGAGCATGGCGTTTGACGCGATGAAGCGCTCGCTTAACCCAGAAAAAGAAAAGATCGAGTATCTAGATGAGTCGATGCTTGCTATCTACACAGAGCCTCCAGCTGACGCACTGAAGTCTCGAGGCCTAAGCCCTATGGCTGCTCACCTCTACAACTTGCTGTGGGATCCTCGTACAGAGTGCTGGATTATTCCTATACGCGACCCTAAGAACAATAAGCTCCTAGGTTGGCAGGAGAAGGGGCATACAAGCCGTTACTTTAAGAACCAACCTGCTGGTATTAAGAAGAGCCGAGCACTTTATGGGTACAACGAGTACTCAAGCGGAGACATGATCCTTGTAGAGTCGCCATTAGACGTAGTACGCCTTGCCTCTGTAGGAATACTTGGGGGCGTTGCTGCGTATGGAGCCCTAGTGTCTAAGGATCAACTAGAGCTACTTAAAAGCGCTGAACGCTTAGTCATAGCTTTAGACAACGACGACGCAGGTAGAAAGTCAGCCGAACAGTTGTTTGATTGGGCAAAGTCTATTAGTCTAGGCATCTGGTTCTTCAACTACAGCGGCATCGACGTTAAGGACGTCGGCGGTATGAGCAAAGCTGAGATCGAATCAGGCCTAGCTAGTGCTAGACATAGTTTGAGAGGACGCTCCGCTGTCTACAGAAGATAAGATACGACGCCTTTCAATAGTGCTTCGTATGATGAGCGGTCAATGTGCCCACACAAGTAACTTCAGATTAAGAGCCGATTGCATAACTTGTATGGCTGAGGAAATATTAGAGGAGGTAGAAACATGGCAATGATCATCGGACTAACAGGGTACGCCCAATCTGGCAAGGACTCAGTTGCTTCAGTGTTAATAGAGAAATACGGCTTTGAGCGGGTGGCTTTTGCTGACCCGATTAAATCATTTCTAATGGAGCTTAACCCAGTACTAGAGACAGGCTATCGTCTTCGTGAAACTGTTAGTGATTATGGCTGGGAGCTAGCCAAGGCAAAGACAGAGGTTCGCCGTCTACTTCAAGCTACAGGTATGGCAGCTCGCACAGCGCTTGGTCAGGATATCTGGGTACTATGCGCTCTTCGTGCTATCTCTGACAATAACCAGTCTTACGTTATTACAGACGTCCGCTTTGACAACGAGGCGAGAATGATCAAGAACCTAAATGGTCAACTATGGCGTGTAGAGCGCCCAGGGGTTGGCCCAGTAAACGATCACGTCTCTGAGACCACAATCCAGGAGTTTGAGGTTTCACAGACCTTCCTGAACTCTGGTACCTTAGAGGACCTAGAGGCACAGGTAACTACGCGTATGAAGGGCTTACTGGTTTGACCTTTACAGGTACTTTACTTCCTTATCAGCCAGAGGCTGTGGATCGTATGTGCGAGCGTAAGAAGATGCTCGTGGCGTACGACCTTGGTTTGGGCAAAACCGTTCTAACTATTGCTGCTTTAGAACGTTTGATGGATGAAGGAAAAATTACCGAGCCAGGCATTATCATTTGTTTATCCTCACTTAAATACCAGTGGGCTAATCAGATTGAGAAATTTACCAGTGGGACTTCACGCGCTTTGGTCATTGACGGCACACCAACGAAGAGAAGGGCACAGTACGAAGAAGCTTACGACTGGGGCCACACCCTCGTTGATTACGTCATTCTTAACTATGAGCAAGTTGTTAACGACTGGGACTACGTTGCCAAGCTCCCACGAGGATTCGTCGTCCTCGATGAAGCCACAGCAATCAAGTCCTTTAAGTCAAAGCGATCTAAAACAGTAAAGCGTCTAGGTAACGCTGAGTACAAGTTTGCGCTTACTGGAACTCCTATTGAGAACGGTAAGCCAGAAGAGCTTTACAGCATCATGCAGTTTGTAGACAACAACGTCTTAGGCCGCTTCGATATCTTTGATCAAGCTTTCATCGTCCGCAATAACTGGGGCGGGGTTGACCGATACCGCAACCTTCCAGTACTCCATGAGAAGCTAAAGACAGCGGCTGTTAGAAAATCACAGAGCGACGCAGATGTCGCCCCATTCCTTCCAGAGTCAATCCATAAGGAACCTCTAGAGGTCTTCTTTGATCGCAAGGCCTCTAAACTTTACGGACGTATTACAGATGACCTGTTAGCAGACCTAGAAGAGGCTCAGACGCTCTTTGGTAGCTCCTTCAATGTCTTGGCCCACTACGGACATGAAAGCCAGTACGGCGGTCCTGCAGACGAATTACGCGGTCGTTTGATGTCTAAGATCGGGGCGCTAAAGATGCTTTGCTCCCATCCTGACCTAGTTAAGGACAGCGGTCTTAAGTTTCATAAGATGGAGGGCGATGGGTCAGCCTACGCTGCTGAACTACTAGATGAGGGGCACTTAGAAGGCATTACGCACTCCCCAAAGCTTGAGACCTTGAAGGAGTATGTAAACGCTCACCTAGACCTTAATCCAGCTAACAAGGTTGTGATCTTTGCCTCATACGTAGGTATGCTTGATATTATTGCTGAGGCCTTAGGGCCAGACCAATGCCGACTATACTCAGGGAAACTAGATGCTAAGACTAAGGAAGACAACAAGATCTCGTTCAACACGCAAGCGGAAGTTCGCGTTCTCATTTCTTCTGATGCTGGTGGGTATGGTGTTGATCTGCCTGCTGCTAATCTACTGGTCAATTATGATCTACCCTGGTCATCAGGAGGAGCAATTCAACGTAATGGACGAATAAAGCGGGCCTCATCGACTTGGCCTACTATCGTCATTCAAGATATGATTATGAAGAACTCAATAGAAGAGCGTCAACATCAGGCCCTAATGCAGAAGACCTCTATTGCTAATGCAGTAGTTGACGGCATAGGAATCGATGATGAAGGCGGCGTACCTATCACTTTGACCAGTTTGCGCCAGTTTCTGCAATCAGCCAGCGTATAGAAAGGGTATAATTATAAAATGCCTAATGCACCTAAGACCCCAACACGTACCATCCGCGTCTCTGACGAGATCTGGAAGCCTGTACAGGCTAAGGCCCTAAAAGAGGGGGTCACTGTTACGAGCGTCATTATCAAGGCTCTTGAGGCTTACTTAGCGGAAGTTGACAATGCCTAGTCAAGTGGTAATGTAATCCATATAACCGAGGGGGTTACTATGGATCTAACTCAGATCAAAGACTTAGTTCGTCAAGCTGCATCTCTTAAAGATCAATCAGATCTTCTTAATAAGCGCCACTCTGAAATCAAAGGCCGTCTTACAGAAGCTATTGATGAGCTAGGTGAGACAGATGGCCGTGGCCACATAACACTAGAAGTCGATGACACTGTTAGTGGCATCAAATCTATTTCTAAGCAACGCCGCGTAAGCCAATCAATCGACATCGAAGTTGCCGAAGCGCTTCTTGCTGCTAAAGGCCTAACAGAAGATTGCGTTAAGCAAGTCCCTGTTCTAGATGAAGATGCGATTATGTCTGCTTACTACCAGAACAAGTTGTCAGAAGAAGATATTGACAAGATGTTCCCAAAGAAGATTTCCTACGCATTTATTATGAATAAGGGATGAGTATGGACGACGATCTAATTGACGCTACGTTTGCTGACTTGGATGTTTACTATCCAGGCAGTAAGCGCAAACGCCGTGAGGTCGTAAAGCCTGAACCAAAAGGTGAAGGTGCGTGGGACTCGAAGCCCTACATCAAAACACTTCCCAGTGGTAAAGACATTGAGATGTTTGCTGTAGGATCATTGGCAACAGCCTTAGGGCGCCCGCTTATAACCATACGTGCGTGGTTCAAGTGGGGTTACTTACCAGAGTCGCCTTATCGTCTTCCTACCAAGAAAGACAAGACTGGTGTAGAGCGTAAAGGTAGACGCCTTTACACAAGACCTATGATAGAGTCTGCAATTGAAATCTTTACGAAGAATGGACTTATGTTCAAACCTCGTATAGACTGGTCGCAACATCCTACGATCGCTAAGGAGATCGCAGATGCTTGGGACAAACTTCTAGAAAACTAAACCATAAGAAAAGGACTGCCAAATGGCCACAGATACAGATAACTACCTAGTGGATCTAGACGATTCATTGGATGCTCGTCCAGAGCAAATCACATCAGCAGCTAGTAGCGTTGCTTCTGGCTGGGATGCAGCTACAACAAATGCCGCTCCAGCTGATGGTTACCCAGTAGACTTTAAGCAATCTGAGGATCCTCAGATCATTAAGTTTATTGATCCAGACGGCCCGTTCGCTGTCTACAAGCTTCACTTCCTACAGAACAAGGCTGGTAAGAAGTCTTACATCTGTATCGGAGAGAAATGCCCACTCTGCACAGTGCTACGTCACCGCCCAGAGGATAAGAAGGCATTCACTATCATTAACTTCAGCGCACCTGAAGGTGCACAGCGTCAGCAACTTGTAGCGACTCCACGTCTTTACAAGACTATCCACGCTGCTCACTTCTCACCTCAAGGACCATTGACCAAGAACTACTGGGCAATGAGCCGCACAGGTAAGATGCAAACAACTGTTTACCACATGAATTCAGTCAAGGCTCGTGATCTCAATGAAGATTGGGGTCTAAACGAAGCTGAGGTTGAAGCCGCAGTTGGTACGTTCAAGCCATACGATCGCTCTGTAATCAAAGAGAACTCTTACCAAGAGCTTCTTGAGATCGCTCAGGATCTACTTAACGACTAACGCACACTAGACGTCCAGAGGCATAGGTTTCCCCCTTTCTCTATGCCTCTGGGCCTTTTTAAGGGGTAAATATGGGGTTAATTCTTACTAAAGAAGAACTAGATGAGATGGTTGCTTACTATCTAACACAAGACGCTTTTGCTTACGATGTGGAAACAATGGGAGATCGCCGAGGCGATACTCCAGTAAACGATGTAGTGTGGATTAGCTTTGCCACATATGGCCGTGTAGATGTTATTCCTATGGGTCATCCTAATGGAGAGTTTATAGGCTTAGACCGCCCGTTAACTGGTCAGGGCCAAAAGCGTGTAGACGCTGGACATGCTCCTCGTGAAAGCGATTACTCTCGCAGTGATAAGCGAGCAACAAAACTATTCTCACCTGCTCCAGAACAACTGTTCCCAGCAGAGGTATTCAAGGCGCTAGAGCCTTTAATGTTTAACGATAAGATTCTTAAGGTCGGGCATAACCTAGCCTTCGACCTTACTTCAGTTGCTAAGTACCTAGGTAAGCGTGTGCCTGTAGGCCCTTACTTTGACACTATGATTGCCTCGTTCCTGTACAACACACAGAATAAAGGTAAGTGCGGACTTGCTGATTGCTTGAAGCGTGAGATCGGCTACGAGATGGTCAAGGGCGTCGGTAAAGAGATTGAAGCCCACTCATTCCTAGAGACATATAAGTACGCTGCTTTGGATGCTAAGTACACCTTCTTGCTATGGAAAGCTTTAATCCCTAAGCTAGAAGAGTCAGGCGTCGAGAAGGTAATGAACCTAGAGATGGATGTACTGGCAGTTCTTTGCGATATGAAGCTTACTGGTGCTCCGATTGATATGGACAGCCTTACAAAGCTTCAGATCACACTAGAAGCTGAACTAGAGATCAAGCGTGCTTCTATCTACAAGCAAGCTGGTCGTCAGTTCAACATCAACTCTATTCCAGAACGTCAAGAGCTTTTATACAAGCCTAAGATTGAGGGCGGTCGTGGTCTTAAGACCAAGGTACTCACTACAAAGGGCCAAGAAAAGAGCGATGAGGGTAAGGAACTACTTTACACAGACTACTCCACCTCCTCAGAAGCACTGGCTGAGAACAAGGAGAAGGACGAGCTTTGTAAATTGCTCGTAGAGTACGCAGATCTTAACAAGTTGCTTACTACTTATGTGATTCCATACCTAGGTGGGGACGTAACCAAGACCACTGGCGGTAAGTCTAAGACCGAGTACCGTGACAGCCTGTTAATCAATGGCCGTATTCATTGCGACTTTGTGCAGAACGGTGCGGAGACTGGTCGTTTCTCCAGCCGTAATCCAAACCTACAGAACGTCCCTAGTCCTGCTACTGCTCACGGTAAGGCGATTCGTAATCTCTTTATCCCACCAGTGGGGCAAAAGCTAGTAGTCGCCGATTACTCTCAGATTGAACCTCGTATCATTGCTGACTTCTCTCATGACCCAATCATGGTTAAGTCATACCTAGATAAAGAGGATATCTACATGACTGTAGCGGCTACCATGGGCGTTAACCGTGCTGCTGGTAAGACCCTAGTCTTATCCATGGCCTACGGCGTAGGTCCTGACAAGATCGCCCGCAGTATTGGCTGTACCAACACAGAGGCTAAAAAGCTTCTTAACGACTTCGCTGAAAAATTCTCCGCCGTTGGCCTGTATAAGTTAAGAGTCATCGGGGTAGCCCGTAAGCGTAAGTATGTAGTCACTGCCACAGGGCGCCGTCGCTACCTTCCAGATATCGTATCCAGTAACCGTGAGAAGAAGGCGGGTGCTGAGCGCCAGGCCTTCAATACTGTGATCCAAGGCACAGCTGCCGACATCATGAAGATAGCCATGGTCCGTGCTCATAAGATGATTCCAGAAGGTGCTAAGATACTCCTCACAGTGCACGATGAACTTGTGACTTCCTGCCCAGAGCACTTAGCTGAACAGACTGCCGAGGCCATTCGTGAAGCAATGGAAGGCGTAAAGATGCTCAAGACTATTCCGCTTATCGCGGATGTGAAGATAGTGGATAAGTGGGGTATGGCTAAGTAATGGGCTTCTTCGATAAGTTTAAGCGCGATAGAGACCAAGAGGTAACTCTTGAGTCTATTGAGATCCCTATGTCAACACTCGCACGCTGGTACTTGTATGACATGCAGATTGAAAACCCAGAGGTTATTGCTTCTGACTTAGGTCTTGTTAACATCAGTGAAGAGGGTTCAGAAAAGGAACGTCAAGATAGCGATGACCGCATTGCTATGTTGTCTGGTGTTTCGGAGTTCGCAGAGATGATGGCGGAGATAAACGCCTCAGTAATCGGCGCAGTTAAGTCACGCATTGTGGAAGAGTGCATCAGCAACGGTACATTAGAACTAGATGAGGAAGAGTTAGAGCTCCTCTACGATCAAATGGAACTGACAGATGACCTTTCACACAGTATTGGGCTTAGTGCTATTATGGCTACATTATCAATAGGAATTAACACAGGGCTGCTCCAACTAGGACCAGCATGGGCAACTGAAGGGCACAAACATGAGCACTGACTGGTGGTCAAAAAAGATGGGCGCACCTGCTGCCCCACGTCAACCTCTACCTCCTGCACTTCCCCCGCAGCAATATCAAGCACCTGCGCCCACTAACCCTGGTTACGCAGTAGTCAACCCTACTGTTGAAATAACTCCACAGGTTCTTCCTAAGAGCGCACTTAACCCTGTGCGATGTCCTGCATGTAATGGTGGTAACTATCCAAAGGTAGGTATGGGTACCTCACAGAATGGTAGCTTTGACGTTCACCGCTGCTACGATTGCGGTTACCCAAAGGTGCAAGCTGGCTCAGGCGTTGGTACTGTAGGCGGTAGTTCCTCAGGAGGTCCAGCAACACCTGCAAAACAAGTTGCTACAGGCGGATTTAACCCTACGACTATCATTGGACATATTTAATGGCTACAGCAGAACTAGACAAGTTTGTACTAAAGATCAATAAGAAGCTTGGCCCAGGAACTATCGTTCGTGGCTCAGAGATTCGTGACAACCTACTAGAGCGATTCCCTAGCGGTTCATTGTCCCTAGACGTAGCGCTGGGTGGCGGTTGGACTGTTAACCAATGGCACGAAATCGTTGGAGAAGCTTCCAATGGCAAGACTGCTATTGCGCTAAAGACCATCGCTGCTAACCAAAAGCGTGACCCTGAATTCACTACTGTATGGATTGCTGCAGAGCAGTGGGTTCCTCAGTACGCTGAGATGTGCGGAGTAGATACCTCACGTGTGTATGTAATCTCTACCAACATCATGGAAGATGCCATGGACGCCGTCATCGAGTTGGCTGAGAGCCGCAACGTAGACTGCATCGTTATTGACTCACTTCCAGCCCTAGTACCTAGTGCTGAGGATGATCGTGAGATGGGAGAGTCAACTGTTGGTCGTGGCGCTATCGCCTCTAACAAGTTCTTCCGCAAGGTTGGTAAGGCGTCTAAGCGCAGCCTAATAGACGAGTCTGACCGCCCATTTATCGGAATTATGATCAACCAGTACCGCCAGAAGATCGGCGTTATGTATGGAGATCCTCGCACTACCCCAGGCGGACTAGGTAAGGACTACTCGTTCTTTACCCGTATTGAGGTAAAGCGCGATGACTGGATCGAGGTCGGCACAGGCGATAGCAAGCGCCGTGTAGGTCAGACCATCAAGATCCGTACCCTTAAGAACAAGTCTTCAGCCATCAATCCACCAGCATTTATAGACTTCTATTTTGCTGAGGGTGGAGAACTACTTCCAGGTGATTTTGATATCGGCAAGGAGATTGTAGCCTTGGGTATCCTAAACAAGATCATCACCCGTGCTGGTGCGTACTACAGCTATGGAGATAGAAAGTGGATGGGTGGAGATGCTATCCTTAAGTCACTGAGAGAAGAAATAGATCTACGCGAAACACTTGAGAAGGACGTCCTAAGAAGCGTCTTGGAGAGCTCAAAGTTTGTCGCCTCACTCGATGAAGAGTAAGGGACAACGAGAGTCAAGGAAACACGAGGACCGACTCGCTAAAAAGTTTGACGGGAAGCGCAACGCTGGGAGCGGTGCTTTTTGGAGTCGTAAGGGTGATGTCAGAACTGATGAGCTTTTAATCGAGCACAAGTGGACTGGCAAAACTCAGTTCACCGTCAAAGCGGTGGAGCTGGAAAAGATTGTCACAGAAGCAATTCTTGATAGTCGAACGCCTGTCCTTGGATTTCATCTGAACGGCAATAACTACGTTATGCTGACAGAAGATGACTATATGGAGCTCCGCCATTACCTCCAGGAGTGTACGTGTACAAGGGAGACCCCCTAGATCGTTGGTACTACCACGCTAAGTGCTTCAATGAAGACACTGAGATATTCTTTCCTCCTAGAGACAAAGCGTTGTATAAGCCTATTGCTGATAAGGCAAAGGCCATTTGCTTTGGTAAGGACGGAAGACCAGAGTGCTCAGTACGAAGAGAATGTCTGCTGTCTGCTATAAAGTTAGATGAGCAACACGGAATCTTTGGCGGCATGAGCCACAGAGAAAGAAACGCTTTACAACGTAAGGCGGCTCGTAATAATATGACCATTGAAGAGTGGTTAGATAAAAACTAGGGGAGACTAAATGGCACAGAAGCCAAAGGGCGCACTAAAGCAGTTCTTAGATACTACTAAGAAGGAATCTAGAGTACTAGGGAAGCTAGAGCGTCACTTCCTAGCCACACCCCGCATCAAGGATCGTCGCACCGACGTCTTGCACCCATCTGAGATGGCTAAGGACAGCTGGTGTTATCGAGCCTCCTATTTTCATCTTATGGGCTTTGAGCCAGCATCAGCTAAGCGCAAGCTATCTATGCAGACTGATGGCGTATTTGAAGAAGGCCATGCCATCCACCATAAGTGGCAGAAGCGCTTTAAGAACATGAACGCTATATATGGTCTCTGGGAGTGCCGAGAGTGTGATGAGTCCTTCTGGGGCATGCCAGGAGACCATAACGGCAATCCTGACGGCGTTGTCTATAAAGAGGTCCCACTAGATTACCCACAGATGCGTATTGCTGGCCACGCTGATGGCTGGCTGACAGAGTTCGGTGATCCACTACTACTTGAGATTAAGTCAGTTGGAGAAGGAACCATCCGCTGGGAAGATCCATCCATGCTTTACAAGTACGATGGCGATTTCAAGAAGGTATGGGCTAACTTAGAGTCCCCATTCCAAAGCCACATTATGCAAGCTCAGATCTACATGAAGTTGATTGAGCTAATTGGTTTCGACCAACCAGCACCTCAGGAGGCTTGTTTCATCTACGAGTCAAAGCCTACACAGGAGTACAAAGAGTTCATTATTCCTAAGAGCGACTTCGGCATAACAGAGAAGTTCGACGCAGCGCAAATGATTGTTGATGCAGTTGGCAAAGGTACCCCACCTATGTGTAATATAGGCGGTCCAGAACTATGCAGCAGTTGTAAGGAGTACAAGTGATTACCCTCAACACAGGTGAAGCAAGTGCAGAGGCAGTTGCTAAGCTAACTATTCAAGGATACGGAGCGGCTACTACCTACAACGATAGTATTCCTAGCATCCCTGATGACCTTACAGATATTGACGACCAAGAACTAATGAAGTTATTCCAGCACTTTGTTGAGTACAACAACTTTCTACTGCTACAGATCTCATGTGCTCGCATTGATGAAGAGGCTGCAACTAAAGTATTAGAGCGCTTCGAAGCATCGAAAATGATTGATGCAGTTAAGGGTGAAACCGTTGCTCGTACTAAAGCTAAGACAGCTTCTGACCCTGTAGGGCAAAAGCTTGATGATGAGCTAGCAGTACGCCGTAACTACCACACCCTGCTTAAGAGCATCCAAGATGGCGTAAATGAAAGCACCAAGGTAATCAGCCGTGAACTGTCACGCCGTACAGCGAACCCTGGGTTTACGAGCCGTAAATTCTAATGAAGGTATTTGACGGAGGTATAGATCTGTCTGAGCCTTTATATGTTGGTATAGACCAGTCGTATAGCGGGTTTGCAATAACCATGCTAAATGGCACTGGGCACAGAACAACAGTGTTTAAGGCAGGTAAAGGTGGGATTAACCGCCTGTATGACCTTCGCCATCATCTAGTAAGTACTTTAGAGCATAAAGATATATTGGACGTAGCCATAGAAGGCTATGCCTTTGGCTCACAGATGGCTAATATGCTTGGTGAACTAGGCGGAATGGTAAAGCTGGCCTTGTTAGACCTAGGTCCTTATTACCCACTCATAGTTCCACCAACTAGCCTTAAGAAGTATGTAACAGGCAAGGGCACAGGCGTTCCTAAGAGCCAAATGCTATTACAGGTTTACAAGGTCTGGGGGCAAGAGTTCACAGATGACAACGCGGCTGATTCGTATTCCTTAGCAAAGTTAGTGTCGGGTGAGGCTAAGTTTGCCTATCAAAAAGAGGTGTATGCTAAGCTTCAGGATCCAAAGTTTAGGGAGAGATAAATGGCCTCAAAGAAGAATTTAAAGAAGAAGATCAGTGAGCTAGAAGCTGAAGTTTATATGGCTAGACAAATGCGTGATTCTTGGCATAGAGCAGCAGAGTTTAATAAACAGGAGATGCAAGAGTGGCGTAAGAAGTACGAGCTCTCACAGCTAACCCCAGAAGTTAAAGCAGATACTGAAGCCGCCTTTAAGCGCGGAGGCGCGTTCGTTAAACAGCAGATGATGACTGGCCTACGTTCTATGGTAGAGGCGCTAGAGATCAACCCTCCTACAGGTCAAAGCCGTTGAATGAGTTAGACCTACCACGGCCCGAAGACGTTAACTTCGGAGGCATGAGGCGCAAAGAGCAGACAGCCTACTACCATGAGCGAGTCAGAGAATTACTAAGCCTGGTTTTAGAGTCAGATGATTTGCCCGAGAAATTTCGCCACGCATTAGAAATAATTAATGACTACACCTTCTACCTAGGAGACTGATATGCCAGAAGAGTTTGAAGAGGACCTATTCGATGAAGACCTCTCTGAAGAGGGCATTGATTGGGAAGATGACTGGGAAGATATGGAGCCTCTAGACGAGAGCTTATTCGAGGATGAGCTCGAGGACGAAGAGGACGATGAGGTCGATTAGAGAGTTAAAGCCAGACTACACGGGCACCATGGACTACGCAGAGGTCATCTGCCATGAGTGCCCTAAGTGTGAGTCTAACCTCTGGAACCTCAAGGTATCCTTTGAGGACTACAAGATAGCCACATACCTTTTGGAGATGGAATGTGCCATTTGTGGATCGTATGCCACGGCTCCAACCTTGGTGGATAAACCTAACACTCTGTGAGGTTTAGGCTGAAAAACCTCACATAAAACCTCACACTTATTAGACCGTAGTACTAATCGTCTAATATATAAGAGGTCTAAATGTCTGAAGTAACCCCTGCTCCAGAGGAGCAATTCCTGCGTGTTTCAGCAGGTTCTAATCCACAGGCTGTAGCATCGGCTATCGCCCACTCAATCTATGAGACTCGCACCTGTAAAATTCGTGCGGTTGGCGCTGGTGCCGTTAATCAGGCTACTAAGGCTATTGCCATTGCCCGAGGATATACGGCCCCTAGAGGTATTGATATCGCCTATGTTCCAGGCTTTACAACCATCCAAAGCCATGACGGCGAGATTTCAGCGATAGTTTTAACCGTTATTGTCCTGTAAGGCTGATACAGTTATTTAACCCCCTTTGCAAAGGAAATCATATGTCAGAGAAAGAACCAAAGAGCGCGTTTTCAACCATGGGAACTAGCGCCTCATCAGGATTCAAGGACGCCTCAGCTGAGACCTCTAAGAACACCAAGCTAGTTAAGAAGGGCAACGCTGCAGCAGGAGACCCATCCCGCGAAGCTAAGCCAGCACGTAAGGAAAGCCTTCGTGAGAAGCAAGGTGCACGTTACGCAATTCGCGTAAAGCTACCTGGTGGCACATCTCCAGAAGCAGGACAGACACAGGCTAATGGACGGATCATTCCTCCAGCAGTCAACCGTACAAAGCCTAACTTCTCAGATGGAATGGCTGATCACAACTAACATCTAGTTTTACCTAAGGCCCCTAGCTAACGCTGGGGGCCTTTTGCATGCCATGCAAGATTAAAAAACAGTTTCGTGTTGTTGTCCAAACGTTTCAATATGTGTTATGATTAACATGCAACTGTCCACTAGATGAGGGAAACACATGGATACAGCATTAAAAGCCGAATTCGCATCAATCCTAGCAGGGGCCAAGCGCTGTCCTGTAGGTCAGTGGTTAGACACACTAGACAAGGAAGAGCGCGAGTTCTTTGATAAAGACATTCTGCCCACTCAGACACGACGCCAAGCACTGCTGGAAAAGTTACAGGAAGTCTACAAAGTTGACTTCAGCGTATCTGCACTACGCAGCCATGGCCTCAAGATCTGTTCCTGCCATAAGACTAAGGATAAAAAATAATGCCAATAACCTCTGACGTCCGTATGGAGTTTCTTAAGCTCCTAACTTCGGATGTAGAACGACCTATTGACTTTCAACAAGTAGTGCCAAGTAGCCTAACTGTTAAGTCAGTGTCATATAAGAAAAAGACCACCGACATGAAAGTGGCTTTACTAGTCCCCGATACCCAATTTGGTTTTCGCATTGACGAAAACGGCGTGGCTGACCCATTCCACGACGAGCGTGCCCTTGACGTATACAGCCAGATCATGGCCTATGTCCAAGAGACCTACGGCATTGACAAGATTGTAAACCTCGGCGACACAATTGATATGCCGTCAGTAAGCAAGCACCTACAAGAAACCGCGTTTCAGAATGCGTTCCAAGCATCCTTGCAGGCTGGCTACTTATTTCTTGCAGAACAGCGTGCAGCAGCCCCTCAGGCTGAGATCGTATTCCTAGAAGGTAACCACGACTGCCGTCTTTATAAGTACTTACTTAACAATGCGCCACAGGCAGCAATGCTGAAGCGTGCTGGTGGTATTGATCGCTGGCCTGTTAATAGCCTGCCTCACCTACTACGCATGGATGAGCTTGACGTCATCTATGCAAGTGGCTACCCAGCAGGTGAATACCGCATTGTTGGAGATCTTATTGCAAAGCACGGTGATATTGCCAAGAGCAACGGGTCTACCGCAAGCCAGCACCTTAATAAGAACCATACTATTTCTACCGTTTTCGGACATACGCATCGTATGGAAATCGCCTACCACACTAGCCACCATCCAGATGGAGCCAAGCGCAGCGTAGCGTTTAGCCCAGGTTGCCTATGCCGTGTAGATGGCGCAGTCCCATCAGTAAAGGGCGGAACAACCCCTAATGAAAAGGCTGTCCAATACTGGGAGAACTGGCAGCAGGGTCTAGGCGTCTGTTTCTATACAGAAGACGGCCGTTTTGACATCAAGCCTATCCACATCCTAGATGGCTGGGCCTTCTTCGAGGGTATTGAGTTTAGAGCCTCGAACTAACAAAAGGCCACGTATCATAGATACATGGCCAGTGCACACCAAAATATCCAGTCGCTCGGCGCGAACGGCATGTATGGCACCAACACCGTTTATGGTGGTGGAGGTCAAGCAGTCGCTCGCTCCGAGCTTGACTATTTACGCATTGGCATTGGTCAAGAACCAAGTGCTCAATATCCAGATGGCTACCTAGGCACAATCCGTTCACGTCGTGATGATCGTGGCCGTCCAGCAAGCGCGTCAGACAAAATGCTTGACAGTCTTAAGACACGCACTGGGCAGCGTTCATACCAACGCGGCGTTCACAAAGGTGAGCGAGTAGATCCAGGCGATTACTACTACCCATCTCGTTTAGAACCTGACCGCGGTATCAAGCGTCAGATGAAGAGCGTTCGTCAAGGCAACGTTATGATGTCTAAGAAGAACACACAGGATGTGCGTCTAACACCTGCGCCACATCTAGTTAATGATGGTAAAGCAAATATGCGCAGCACATCTCCAGGTGAAATCAATCAGCGTCGTGTAGATCAGTTCGCACGTATGCGTCCAGGTTGGAAGTAAGACATGGGCCTTTTTAGCAAACCTAGCAAACCACAGGGTCAAAGTCTGTTCAGTAGTAACCAGAACGATGAGCCTATTCGTACCCGTTTTGATGAGTTCCACGGAACACTTGCAGACATAAAAGCAACACCAAAGACAGATAAGTTTGCTCCAGACCCACGTCTAGAGTCACTCAATAGCAGGGTATTTTTCTAATGCCAGACATGGCAGACGGCGTATACAGCCGTAAACCTTGGGTTTCGCCTCCTACGGCAGCCTACCCACCTCAACAATATTTAGGGCCATTTCCTAGCAATCAAGAACGCTTACTAAGCCAAGCACTAGCCTCACAGACAATGTTGGGGCCAGAGTTGCAGCAATTTGTACGTCCACCACTACCTCAGGTTGAGTTATTTCCGCCTAAATACGGGTATACCACCACAGAAATCGGTATCAGAGACATAATTGAGTTACCTGGTAGAGCCCAGAACCCTCAGCGTGTGGAGTCAGACTTCAGTCAGACACCTAACACAACTGAGTCTACAAGT